GCGAAGCCTGGCAGCCATTATTTGACTACCTTGGAGAGTAAGCATGGACCTGACGCAGATGGTGGCAGAGTTTCATCAGAAGTTCGGACTGGAACCTACGAACCAGCCTGACTTTCCGGTGAGGGAGATCTGGGAACTCAAGAACGTTCACCTGCAAGAAGAGCTGAACGAGATCAGGGCCTCAGCAATCAATGGCAACCTTGAGGAGTATTTTGACGGCCTGATTGACTTAGTGTACGTGGCCCTTGGGGCTGCCTACTTAGCCGGTCTGCCGTTTAACGAAGGCTTTAAGCGGGTTCACGATGCGAACATGAAAAAAGTGCGCGCTTTAAGGACAGAAGATAGTAAACGTGGGTCTACCTATGATATAGTGAAACCTGCAGGATTCGTGGCTCCAACGCTTACGGACCTCATCAGAAAGGAGAAAGAATGAAAGGCATTATTGTCATCGATGGTTGTGATGGAACAGGCAAGACTACGCTTGCTAAAGCTATTTGCGATCGTTTTGATGGTGTCTACATTCACAACACATACCGCTGGCCAACTAAGATGCCGCTGTACCATACAGCCGCGCTTCATCGTGCATTAAAGCTTGCACGTACAAGGCTTGTGGTCATTGATCGTTTGTGGATGAGTGAAGCCATCTATGCAGACGTGTATCGTGGTGGCAGCCCTTGGCCTCACATGGGTCGCACGATGGATCGCATTATCCGCAAAGTCGGTGGTGTCTACATCTTGGCTCAATCACCAGCTAACCATGCAGAAAAGTTTGAGCAGCTGAAGTCAGAACGCGACGAGATGTACGACAACGTCGATCGTGTACGTGAACGCTTTGACATGTTGTTTGAAGGTGGCTTTCCTGGCCATGATCGCGACTATGTTCAGCAACTGTCTGTCTTTGGTATGCGCCGCCGTGATGACGTGCTGCCTTACAGGTATGACGTCGAAGGACGCAATCTTGATGTCTACATTGGCATGATCTATTCTGTCCTCGAATCACGCTGGATGAAGCAGTATGAACCAGCTTTGCATCTGCACACTAAAAACTTTGCAGGTCACTTGCATGAAGCAAAGATCATCTTTGTTGGCGATAAGGCTAACAGCAAGATGCGTGCAGTCAGCTGGCCCTTCTACGACTTTGCTAATTGCAGCGAGTTCTTTGCAGACGCGTTGCATGAGCTTAACTTTGATGAGACACGCGCTGTCTACATCAATGCGCATGATGGCAATGGCCCGTTGTACGTCAATGATTGCTTGCGCGCTAAGCCTTACATGAAGGTCATCTGCCTTGGCAATGGTGCCTTTGGTACCATGACTGAATTCACACGCAGGATCTGCAAGGTCATGCATCCATCTTATGCAAAGCGCTTCAACAAACGCGCTGAGTTTCTTCAAGAACTTAGGGAGGCCATAAATGGTTAATACGACAAACATGAACTGGCAAGGCTTGCTTGATGTCATCATGAACGCTGGCATTGAAACAAGCCCAAGAGGCAAAAAGACAAAAGAACTGATGGGCATGAAGTCGATGATCGACATGAACCAGCCTGTCATCACTATCAAGGAGCGCAATCTTGGCTACAAGTTTATGGCTGCTGAGGCAGCTTGGATCATGTCAGGCGATAACCGCGTCAGCACAATCGCCCCGTTTAGTAAAGCAATCAGCAACTTTTCTGATGACGGCATCCTCTTCTTTGGAGCCTACGGCCCAAGGATACGCGACCAACTGGGCCATGTACTTCAAGCCTTACTCGAAGATCCTGACTCTCGTCAAGCTGTCATTACCATTTGGCGGCCAAACCCTCGTGCTTCAAAAGACATCCCATGTACCATCAGTTGCCAGTTTGTCATTCGCAATGGCAGGATCCATTGCTTCATGAACATGCGTTCCTCTGATGCTTGGCTTGGCGTACCTTACGACTGGTTCAACTTTAGTATGCTGTCAGCTGGCGTAGCTTTGTTGCTGCGTGAGAAAGGTGTAAATGTTCGGCTTGGCTCGTTGCACTTCTATGCAGCAAGCCAGCACCTGTACGAAGACAACTGGTACAAGGTTGATGCTTGCTTGAATGGCGAGATCCTCGGCGATTATGAGCCTATTGATCTTGATTACTTCAATGACTACGACCACCTTGTCAATCATCTGTGGACGCTGGCTCATGGCCATGTGCACAACGGTTTTCTAAAGGAATTATCAACATGGAAAGGATGAATAGAGATGAATACTTTTCGGAATTGGCTTTACTCGTTGCTCGAAGAGCCACTTGCGCTAGGCGGAGTGTGGGCTGCGTTTTCATATCTGCTCGTGGGCATATTCTCAGTACTGGTTATAACGGGGTGCCTCGCGGTCATACTCATTGCATTGACGTTCGCTGTCCCGGTGCTGCTCTGCCTTCGGGGACTGGCCTGGATGTATGTGAAGCTATTCATGCGGAACAAAACGCGCTCCTCCAGTGTAAAGACGTGGAAGCTATAGACACGGCTTATGTAACCTTATTGCCTTGCATGACGTGTATGAAGCTGCTTCTAAACACAGGCTGCAAACGCATTGTTTACGCTGCGGAATATCCCCATCAAGAAGCAAAACAACTCTGGATAAAAAATGGACGAATCATCATATCAACCGCCGAAGCACTTTCCCAACCTGCTGTTAGCAAAGCGCATAGCTATCGATTGCGAGACGCGCGACCCGAACTTAATGACTAAAGGTCCTGGTGGCGTAAGAAAAGACGGCTATATCGTTGGATTCTCTGTTGCTACAGATGATGGCTTTGCTGAGTACTACCCGGTGCGCCATGCAGCAGGTGGAAACCTAAACCCTGACAATGCGTTTGCTTGGCTTCGTGACATGCTGAAGACAGACATTCCAAAGGTGGGCGCGAATTTGCCCTACGACTTGGAATGGTTGCTGACAGAGAATGTCAAAGTCGGAGGCGCTAAGTATGACGTGCAGATCGCAGAACCTTTGCTTGACGAGGATCGCATTACCTATAGGCTTGATGCTCTTGCAGAAGCCTACCTTGGAGAACACAAAGACGAGACGGCATTGATTGCAGCAGCGGTCAGGCGCGGCATCCATCCAAGTAAGGTCAAGGAAAACCTTTGGCAATTTCACGCAAGTGAGGTGGCACCTTACGGACGCAAGGACGCAGACTTGCCCATTCGCATCTTTGCCCAACAAGAAGTCTTGCTGCACGACGAGAAGCTGTGGGAAGTCTTTGACATCGAGACGCAATTGGTCGACGTACTGGTTGCCATGCGTCAACGTGGCGTTCCTGTGGACCTTGATCGCGCCCACAAAGTCAAGGCTCAACTACTTGATGAGCAAGGCCAGCTCATGGAGCAACTGAAGAAGGTTGCTGAGCGGGACATAGACATCTGGTCTGGTGATGATATACAGGCAGCCAGTGACGCATTGAAGCTGGATTACCCAAAGACTGAAAAGGGGAATGCTAGTTTTCCCAGTGAGTTTCTTGAAGCTAGTGAACATGAATTTTTCTCCTTAATTTCGAAGGTCCGGAAGCTTGACCGGGCCGGTGGAGTATTTATCGATAGCAAGATCATTCAGATGGAAAAAGATGGCAAAATTTACCCGACCTTTCGACAGGTTCGCGACGATCGTGGCGGAACTAAATCTGGCCGTTTTGCGTCGGCTAATCCAAACATGCAGCAGGTACCTGCAAGAGATCCGGTGCTGGCGCCTCTTATCAGAAGCATCTTTGTACCAGAAGAAGGTTGCCAATGGGGAGTTTTTGACTACTCGCAACAAGAGCCTCGTGTCACGGTTCACTACAGCTACTTACGAAATTTCCCTGGGGCTGAGACTGCGCGCAATAGGTACCTGGACGATCCTGATACTGACTACCATCAACTGGTTGCAGACATGGCTGGAATCACTCGAAAGAACGCGAAGACGTTGAACCTTGGATTGGCCTATGGTATGGGTGCTGCTAAGGCTGCAACTCAACTGGGTTTGCCACCAGCAGAAGCCAAACGCGTCTACGAGCAATACCATGCCAACGTGCCATTCATTAAGGCTCTTGGCGAGGAATGCACGCGGATTGCGACTAACCGTGGCTATGTTAAGACGTTCTTAGGACGCCGCCGAAGGTTCCAGTTGTTTGGGCCACCTAAGTACAGCCCAGGTCTAATTCCACTCAAGAAAGATCTGGCCGAAGATAAGTATGGTTTGCCTCTGAAGCGTTACTTTGTTCACAAGGCGATGAATGCTGTGATCCAGGGGTCATCAGCAGACATGATCAAGATGGCCATGATCAACTTGTTTAAAAAAGGCGAAGTCCCTCATCTGACTATCCACGATGAATTGGACTTCAGTGTACGGGACTTAGATCATGCCCGAATGATTCGTCAGGAGATGTTGACATGCGTGGACTTAGTCGTGCCATTGAAAGTAGATTGCGAGCTTGGGCCCAATTGGGGAGAAGCAGTGGAGGTGAAGTTATGAAAGAGAGCCAGTTTTGGGCTCTGGTCAAAGGCAAGCTGCCAGGCCACGTGGAACGCGTTGAGAACGCCTTGACAAGAGGAACTCCTGACGTGAACATGTGCCATGAGGGCAGCGAGCTTTGGCTAGAGTTAAAAGTATTGGATGCCAAGGGCCACTGCGAGTTACGTCCAGAACAGATCCTATGGCACCGTAAGCGTCAGGAAAGTGGAGGACGTGTATTCGTACTCGCTCGCAACGAAAATGTCCTAAAGGTACTCCAGATTCAGCGAGAGATGGATCTCTTTGAGGTCTGGTCATGTACAAAGCCATTTGATTGGGAGAACATGAACAACCTGCTTTTTAACGTGCCACCTTTTTGCACCGAGTATGTCGTTCGTCATGCACAAGTTGGAGGAAAACAATGACAGTCTATGTCGTACAAGAATCGCCGAAGTTTAACCTGCTGCCTGCAGCGGAATACGGTGATCTACAAACATTGCTGCCACCAGGTCAAGTGATGATGGCCACTGCGCCAACCATCCGCGTCCTACGTGACAAGCTTAGGAGTTTTTCGGACAGCGATTTTCTACTGGCTATTGGTGACCCCATTGCCATTGGTATGTCCGTCGCAATTGCTGCTGGCTTTAACAGTGGCAAGATCAAGATGCTGAAATGGGATCGCCAGGAGCATCGTTACTACGCCCTTGAGGCGGACCTTACAGGAGTCAGAAATGCTTGAACATGAGATGTTGGCCGACAGTCAGATGCCATCTGATCAAGGCTTAGGCAAGATCAGTACGCTTGCAGAGCGCTACACAGATCTTGATGAAGAGATTAAAGACACGGAAACGCGTCTGAAGATCTTAAAGGAACAGGCTAGGGAGATCGCTGAGAAGCAGTTGCCCGATGCCATGGCAGAAGTTGGTGTTGCTAAGTTTACGCTTACAGACGGTAGTGAAGTGACCGTCAAACCGTACTACAGCGCCAAGATCAGTGACGAGAAACGTGATGAGTGCTTTGGCTGGTTGCAAGACAATGGCCACGAGGCGCTGATTAAAGACGAAGTCGTCCTGACATTCAATCGCGGTGAGCACGAGAAAGCCGAAGAGTTTAAAGCCCAGCTGGATGAGCAGGGTCTGGACTATTCTGGCAAGATGGGTGTTCATCCTCAGACTTTGACAGCATTCGTCAAAGAGCAAGTGGAAAGCGGAGCCGAATTTCCCCTTGAACTTTTCAACGTGTATATCGGCCAAATCGCCAAAATCAAAAGGAGTAAGTGATGGTTAAGAAAACTGAAGTGGCTGTACAGCAGCCGACCGCCCTTGTGGCATTTGCAGACGACATGATGGCAGACGCTGGTCTCGGTTTCGAGAACGTGTCAGCAAACGATGTCGCTATCCCGTACCTCAAGGTGCTGCAGGCTTTATCGCCTGAACTTCGTGGAGTCACCAAAGTTGCTGGTGCTGAAGAGGGCTTGATTATCAACACCGTAACAGGCCAGTTGATGAAAGAAGTCCGCGTCATCCCTTGCGCTTTCAAGAAGAGCTACGTCGAGTGGACTCCTCGCGAAGCTGGTGGCGGTTTGGTCAAAGAGTGGACTGACGAGAAGATCCTCGAGAAGACCAAGAAGAACGAACGCAACCAAGATGTGTTGGCCAATGGCAACCTGATTGTCACTACAGCCTATCACTACGTTTTGGTGTTGTCTGATGGCGGCTTTGAACGCGCCTTGATCGCTATGTCTTCAACGCAGTTGAAGAAGTCACGCCGCTGGCTTGGTCAGATGATGGCCTTGCAAGTCAAGGTTGGCGACAAGTCGTTCACACCTCCACCGTTTAGCCACAGCTACCACTTGGGAACCGGCATGGAGACTAAGGACGCAAACAGTTGGTATGGCTGGCTGATCAATGATCCGGCGATGGTGCAAGATCGCGGCATCTATGACGCAGCCAAGAAGTTTGGTCAAGACGTGACTGCAGGACTTGTGAAAGTTGCTGAGCCGCCAGCTGATGCACCGGCCGCAGGGGAAGATGATGTCCCTTATTAAGGATATTTTCCCCAGCCTTGGTATGAACCTTGGCAAGACAGACGATCGGAATCCAAGTGCTACTAAAAAAGGCCCTGGCCGTAAGCACAAGGATGGCGCGATGAAAGGTAAGGCTAAGAAGTCAACCTTTAAGCGCGCTGCCGTGAAGAAGGTCAAGGTGGCAGCGCAGACGGATCACGTGACAAATAGTCCGTTGAAAGCTGCGACGCGGGGCGGTTAAGTTAGGGGCGGCTTCGGCCGCTCCCCCATCAACAACAACGAGAAAGAATTATGCTTGCACAAAGATTCATGGCGCTATATTCCGGGCACACGGGTGCTTACGGGACCTATGACATCGATGGCAAGAATACCGGTCTGAAGGTTCAGGGGACAGCAATCACAAAGAGGGCGCCGGTAACGGAGCAGCTATGGGATGCGCACCTAGCAGGAACAAAGGGAATCGGTATTGTGCCAATCAGAGAGGACAACACATGCCTCTTTGGTGCGATTGACATTGATGAATATAAGAATTTTGACCTTAAAGATGCTGTTGACGTTTGCGCAAAGGCTAAGGCTCCGGTTGTAGTTTGCCGAAGTAAGTCGGGCGGTGCGCACATCTACATGTTTTTCAGCGAGCCCATACCGGCTGCTGATGTCAAACGAAAGCTTGCTGATCTGGCCACTGTGATCGGCCATCCAAGCTGCGAGATTTTTCCTAAACAAGATCAAGTGTTGTCTGAACGCGGTGACGTCGGCAACTGGATCAACATGCCTTACTTTGAAGGCGACCAAACATCTAGATACGGGGTTGCTGAGAACGGCAGCCCGATGAAGATCGATGACTTCCTGGCTCATGCTGAAAGTTTAAAGCTAACAAGGGCTAACTTCGTGCGCCTGAAGTTTGCAGAGTCTAAGAGCAAAAAACGAGCCTACAAGGATGCTCCTCCATGTATTGAGAAGCTGGCTCAAACGGGGTTCCCAGAGGGCACTAGGAACAACGGATTGTTCAACCTGTGTGTCTTGGCAAGGAAGATGAAACCCGATGACTGGCAGCCTTTGGTCATGCAGATGAACATAGACATCATGGATCCTCCGTTGCCTGAATCAGAAGCAATGGGGGTCATTCAATCGATGCAGAACAGCGACTACCAGTACACCTGCAGCAGACCACCGTTACGACCTAATTGCAACGCTGGTATGTGCCGCATGCGTAAGTTTGGCGTGGGCCAGCAATCAGGGACGCCACGTCTATCATCACTTAGCAAGTACAACACGGAGCCGCCCATCTGGTTTCTTGACATGGACAACGGTATGCGACTATCGTTGTCAACGGAAGACTTGCAGAATCAGGCAGGCTTCCAGAAGCGCTGCATGGAGGCAATGAATTACATGCCGCCAAAGATGAACCTGACTCAATGGAATCAGATGATACAAGCGCTGCTGCAAGACGTAGTGATCATCGAGGCTCCTGAGGATGCAAGTCCTAAAGGCCAGTTCATCGACCTGCTGGAACGTTATTGCACAGGCAAGGCGCAAGCCAAGCATCTTGATGAGATCCTCCTTGGCAAACCATTTCATGACCGTGATGACAACAGACACTTGTTCCGCTTAGCAGACTTCATCAACTTCCTTGACAAGCAGAAGTTCAAGGAGTTCAAGCTGAATCAGATAAGTTCTGCCATCCGCGACTATGGCGGTGAGACGCATACCTACAAGCTCAACGGTAAGCGAGCTACTGTCTGGTCTGTTCCTGCCTTCTCCTTCCAGGACAAGGGCCATCAGACACCTGACTTTAACAATGGCAGCCTCATCTAAGCCCAACATCATCTTGGGTCCGCCCGGAACCGGCAAGACCACGACGCTCATGAACATCGTCGAGTCTTTGCTGGAGAAGGGTGTTAAGCCTGATGAGATTGGTTTCATCAGCTTTACCAAGAAGGCTACGACAGAGGCCAGGGATAAGGCACGGGCCCGCTTTGGCTTTGCTGTCGAGCAGATGCCATTCTTCCGGACGATCCACAGCCTGGCGTTCAGGCAGCTAGGACTTAGTAGGCAGCAGGTCATGCAGCACAACCACTATCAAGAACTTTGCGATGAGCTAGGCATTGAGATCACGGGCCGCCAGACTGGTGAGGATGGAACCCTGGTTGGCATGGCGCAAGGCGATAAGCTGCGCTTCGTTGAGGGCATGGCAAGGATCCGGTGCGTGCCACTTAAGCAGCAGTGGGAAGAGTTGAATGACGATGACCTTGGCTGGTTTGAGCTGGAACAGTTTGGCAAGGCATTAAAAGAGTACAAGGACAACCAAGGCCTGATCGATTACACCGACATGCTTGAGTTGATGCGGTCAGAAGGCCACGTGCCTAAGTTAAAAGCTCTGCTAGTGGATGAAGCACAAGACTTATCAAGGCTGCAATGGATGGTAGTTGAAAGAATGATGGAGAAGGCCGATGAAACTTACATCGCTGGAGACGATGACCAAGCAATCTTTCGCTGGGCAGGAGCTGACATCGATCATTTCATCGCCTTGGATGGGGATGTGCGGGTTCTTGACCAGTCGTACCGAATACCGGCGGTTGTGCACGACCTCAGCTTTGACATCATTAGATCAGTCACTCGGCGTCGTGAGAAAACATTTAAACCTGCTACTCATCAAGGATCAATAACATACCACAACGACATAGAGCACGTCGATATGGGCCAAGGAACATGGCTCCTGCTTGCTAGGAATGTCTATATGCTCAAGGAATTGGTTGACTTATGCCATCGTGAGGGTTATGCCTACGAGTGTCAAGGAATGAGCCCTCGTAAGTCTGAGGCGTTGCTTGCCATCAGGTCATGGGAGAAGCTTCGCAAGGGTGAGTTCATTCAAGCAGATCAGTTGAAGCTGGTCTATGCTCACATGTCAAAGCGGATGGTCGATCACGGCCATCTGTCCTTGAAGACGCTGACAGAAGACATGGTCAACATGGATCTGCTGCATGAGAAGTACGGGCTGCAGACTAAAGCCATCTGGCACGTGGCCCTTGACCGCATCAGCGACGAGGAGAAGGAATACTTCCTGGCGGCCTTAAGACAAGGTGAGTCTTTGTCAGGGGATCCCCGCATCACCATCAGCACGATCCATGGCAGCAAGGGTGGCGAGGCAGACAACGTGCTGCTCATCACTGACATGAGCCCTAAGACCTACATCGGCTACCAAGAGAATCAAGACGACGAGCTTCGAGTGTTCTACGTTGCAGCCACCAGAACCAAGAAGAACTTACACATCATCACACCACGCACGCAAAGATACTTCGACCTATGATTGACTACAAATACAAGACCAAGCCGTTCGAGCATCAAGACGCAGACTTCCTGCTTAGCAGGGACATGGACGAATACGCCCTGTTTTGGGAGATGGGCCTTGGCAAGTCTAAGACCACGGTTGACACGGCTGCATGGCTATATGCGACAGGCAAGATCAATGCTGTGTTCATCTTGGGCAACAAGGGTTCATACCGCAACTGGGTGACCAAGGAGCTGCCTGAGCACATGCCTGACTACATTCAGTGGGTAGGAACCTATTGGGACTCGGCAGCCGGCACCGAACTCAAGAAGAGCTACGACCTACTGCTGACGCCATTGGAGCCGCTCAAGATCTTTGTCATGAACATCGAAGCCTTGGCATTTGATCGCAGCTACAAGATCGCCGAGTCGTTTGTCAACTGCCACCGGACGCTGATGGTGATTGACGAATCTACGACCATCAAGAACAGGGATGCCAAGCGTACGAAGGCAGCAGTGAAGATTGGACGCAAGGCCGACTACCGCCGCATCCTGACAGGGTCTCCAGTGACCAACAATCCGCTAGACCTGTTCAGTCAGGCCTGGTTCCTCAACCCCCATTTGCTGGGCTTCACCAGCTTCTACACATTCAGGGCAAAGTATGCAGAGATGGTCAAGATCACAGCAGGTAACCGCGCGTTCACTAAGGTCAAAGGCTTCAAGAACCTCGATGAACTTACCAAGTCGATTCAGAAGTGGTCCTCACGGCGAACCAAGCTTGAGTGTCTCGATCTACCTGAGAAGATCTACCAGTACTACGAGGTGGAACTTACGGACGAGCAGAAGAAACACTACAAGTCTCTTCGCGAGAAGGCTATGGCTGAACTGGATGGCCAACTGGTCTCGGCACCGATCGTACTTACAAAGCTGCTTCGGCTCCACCAGTTGGTGTGCGGCCACCTCACAACGGACGATGGAGAGGTTATTCCCATTGAGAACAATCGGATGAAAGCCCTGATGGAGGTGCTTGAAGAGGCATCTGGCAAGGTCATCATCTGGGCCAACTACAGGTCAGACATCAAGGACATCGAAGCAAGGCTGCAAGAAGAGTTTGGCAAGAAGTCGATCGTGTCCTACTATGGTGACACATCCAATGAGAACAGACAGGAGGCAGTCAGACGCTTCCAAACAGACCCTGAATGCACGTACTTCGTGGGAAACCCTCAGACAGGCGGCTTTGGTATTACGCTGACGGCAGCAACCAACGTGGTCTACTACAGCAACAGCTACAACCTTGAGCACCGACTGCAGTCTGAAGACCGTGCACACCGGATCGGCCAAAAGAATACCGTGACCTACGTGGACTTGATCTGCCGGAAGAGCGTCGACGAGAAGATTGTCAAGGCCCTTCGCGAGAAGAAGATGCTGTCATCTCAGGTGTTGGGAGACGAGTGGAAGGAATGGCTTAACTAGTCTGCCTTGATCCGGAGGAAGAAGGACATGAAGATGTCGTTGTCCATGGTACGCAGCGCACTGCCTGGGAAGAACTGGTCAGGCCAGCCTTGTTCGTTGTCTTTCAAGATGTACAGACGCATGTCGTTGTTGTACTCCAAGGACATTCCGTTCTCTTGGGCGATCTTTTTAGCTACAGTTACACGCATTGGAAACTCCTTTCAATGTAGTATTCTACTGCGTAGTGCAGCAGTGCGCGCAATTAAATACTAGTAAATGTCCCAGTAATTATTTTGCAGAGAATGCGCGCAGTGCGCAGTTTCACACTAGAATCTATCCCATGCACAGCAATTCCGCTGCTGCTAAGAAAGAAGAAAGGTTTTATCATGAGCGAAATTCGTAAAGCAGTATTGGCCGAACTCACAGCAATGAAAGAGATCGGCATGCGCGTTCCTAAGAAAGCATTTAAGCTTGCTGAGACAGAAGACATGGACACGTTTAGCTGCATGTCCATCAGCGAGATTGCTGACTTGTTGATCGACTTGGCGTAAGGAGATCATCATGGAAATTACTGTACGCATCACATCTGTCTACGGCCAAAAGACTGTCTATCCAGTCTGCGAGACTGCTAAGATCTTTGCTGAGATCGCTGGCACAAAAACACTTAAGTCAACCACCATCAACGCGATCAAGTCTCTTGGCTACAAGATCATCGTTGCACAAGAGGAGATCTAATCATGAGAATAGTATGGACAAAAGAAGAAAAGCGTGCGTTGCGCGATTGCATGATTGACATCTGCTTCGTGACTCCGATGATGACTAACAAAGGCTTGCTACTCAATGCACAAGAGGAAGTCATACCGTACGAGCGCCGCCACAAGATCAGCGACCAAAAGGTTTTTGCTTACAAGGCCTTGATCAATGAGGCGCGGGCAACAGCAGAGAAGCACCGCCAAAACACTAGCAAGCCAAAGCCTGCACCGACGCCACCGCCCGTGGTTGCCCCTGAGCCAGTCAAGAGGCTTGACACACTTGGCGAAGTCTTTGAACTATTTATCGATGCCCTTGCTGACCGGATCATGGATAAGATGATTGCAGCTAAGCAGCAGGCAGAGCAGCCAAAGGTAGAGGAATCACAACCCATCCTTGAAAGAGGTTGGCTAGATGCCCACCTTGAGAAGTTAACCATCCGCAAGCAGCCGGTCAAGAAGCGTCCGACCGTCTTGATCATTGGACTGAATGGCTGCCAGATGGAGACCATCAAGAACTATAAGCCAGACCTTGACTACACATTCGCCACTGCCGAACAAGCCGTCAGTCACTATACATTCAACAAGGACCATACAATTCTGATGACCAAGTTCATCAATCACTCGGTCCAAGCTAAGTATCGCAAGCATCCCAACCTGCACTACTGCAACGGCGGTGTCAGCGAACTGAAGCACATGCTGCAAGTCATCTTTCACAAGGAGTACGCATGAAATACCTGAAGATGTTTGGAATGTGGTTGCTGCAAGCCGTCATTGGCCTGGTCTTCATCGGCTTCTTTGTCATGATGCTGCTTGAATGGGCAGCTGGTTGCGGTGAGACTTATGTAGACTCCAAGGGGATCAGGCACCAGCATGAGTGCCTGTTCATCGACAGATGAATGTCTTCCAGCACGGTGTCTTAAACGGACTTGGATGGGTCGCTGTCTTGGCAGACGGTTGGATCCTTCATACGCACTGGCTGGCAGCAGTCGGATTTTTATTGCTCGTTTGGAGCGCTTGGAAACTATTGAAGGGAATCGAGATGACAGTACCAACACACGGGTTTAACGGAACCACGGCAGAAGACTTGGCTCAACCCACCAGCGATCAATACACTTTCGCCAAGACTAAGATGCCGGTCGGCGACATCAAGCTGCATGATGGCATGCGGTACTACAAGTTTGTGCCGAAAGAAGATATGACTGGGCAAGAAGCTGGCTGGACCATGATGCTGTTTACGACGGCAGTGGTCAGTAGCAGAGGCGTTGGCATCACGGACTATGACTACATGGGCTTTGTTAAAGCGCACGGTCTGGAGCGGCACTTTGAGGAGGAGCTATGAGTGGCTGGCGTAAACGGCAGATCGAGGATGGCCGTGACTCGACTTGGTACTGCTCTTGCTGCCTAAAAGAATGCAGCCGCACGGTCATTGACGAAGGAATCGGCAGCTACGAGTATTGGGGGGCGACCGGCGTAGACATCCGACTGGTCGAGGTCAGTGATTGCTGCGAAGAAGAACTACTTGATGAACTACCTGAGGAGGATGGCGATGAAGCAGTGGATTAAACGTACCCTGGGCTTACGAGATGAGCCCCAGATCAACACAGAACTCAGCGCAGTAGATGATTATGTAGTTGTGAAGAAAAAGGACCTAGATGCCCTCGTTGATGAGCTGGCGGACCTCCGCAGCAGAAACGTTTCGACTGACGCCAGGGAGCTAGATCTTTTACTAGGTAACATGGAGGCTGAAAATAAAAAGCTGAAAATGGACATTGAAGTGTTGACCATGGCCCTCAGAGACACTACAATAAATGGCCGACAATAGCAGTTGCCGGTTGCCATGAAGTTTTAAGAGGGCCTTTGAGCCCTCTTTTTTTATTCCTCGTGATCACGCACCTTGCAGCCAAGGTCTGTGGGATCCATCTTGAGGTAACCGAAGACGGCCTTACGACGCTGCTCAGACTTTGACGGTCCACAGTTAGGGCAGCCATGACCGCACACAGAGCAGTAGGCTGGTGGACTCTCAAAGGCACGAATCACGCGCTTCTTGTGCTCTTCGCGGCAATGCTCCAGCCACTTGGCCCTCCAGCCCTTGATCGCGATCAACTCGTCGATCTTGTCAATGACTTGCTGCGTGACCTTGCGACCCTTGACGGCATTGAAGAAGGTGCCACGGCTAAGGTCTAAGCCATCAGAAGCCTCCTTGTCGTACAAGCGGCTGATGTTCGGCTGCCCTGTGCCATACTCGCTGGCCCAGACGATGATCTTGACGGTATCAAGGTCCAATGGGGATGTTGCTTCAATAGGACGGCTCATGCTGTTTTCTCCTCGATGCTATAAAACCAATCTTCGCCAGCGGACCACTTACGGGTTCCGTCGACGGTGTAAAAGTCCTTGGCTGCCTGGAAGTCTGGGAACTTGACGTCAGCCGGGATGAGGCTCTGGTCATACCACAAGCAGCGGTTGTTAGGCTGCGTGGCGAACTGACCGTTGTCCAAGCGGATGAAGTTGAAGCTCTTGTGCTCCTCAGCTTGCTCCGTGAAACCTGTATCGCTGTCCATGCCGTCAGCACAGAAGTCCACGGTGAACAGGTAGCGGCCATGGTGCCATTGCTTGTCCTTACCAAGGAACTTGACTCCAAGGTTTCGAAGGCCAATCTTCTCGCAGACCGTGAAGCGATAACCCATGCAATCCCATAGCTGCAAGGCGTCGATGGGCAAGTCTCCGTGGTCCTCTTTCCAAACGTAAGCATGGATCGGCAGCTTGTCGTACAAGGCACCGTAATTGGGCAGCAAGGATTCAATGCGGAAGACCTGACCGCGCAGCGCCTTGATGCTTACCCAGATGGCCGGCTCTAACTCTCCATGGCCCTTGGTGTGGTTGTACAGGAATTCTCGCCGCACAAAACACTTCAATGGCGGCAGACTGGCGATGATGTAGCTCATGGCATGGTTCCTTCCAAGTTGTTGAAGTTAGATTATACGATATTCTGTGCAAGTTATGCTATGTTCGGGAGCCAGGGAGACCAAAAAAGCTATAGATGATATTTTTAGGCTAAACAGAGTGTATCAATACAACCTTTTTGCAGACACGGGGATCTCCTCTTTTGACGAGCGAACGATAGTAAGAATTGATTTTAAGTGTATCAATACACTCTGTTATGGTCTAGAAAACACTCTATAGGGAATTTGGGTCGCCTGTTTACGTGATCTCGCAGTCCGATCTACAATAGAAGCAACTTAGAAACAAGGAGCACTGCAATGGCATTTCAGAAAGGCGTCAAGCCTGCTGGATCCGGCCGCAAGGCTGGCACACCAAACAAACGCGATGTCAACCGCCAAGAGATCTTCGACCGCATCGTCGAGAAGCATGGAGATCCTCTCGAGGCATTGGCAGAGATGGCTTTTGACCCTAAACACGACCTCTTGGTCCGTAAGGATTGCTTGAAGGAACTCGTGCAGTACGGTCACGCCAAGAAGAAGTCGGTCGAGATCACCGGACCTGATGGCGGACCCATTGAAGCAAGGCTCGAGCTTGTTGGTCAGATCACCGACCTCATTGGCAAGTTGAACGCTGGCGGCAAATGATCCTGTCAAAGTCAGAGCTGACCACCATCCAGTCAAACCTTGCGGTGCTGGAACTGGAGGACCTTGCTCATCTTGCCTGGAAGCTTAAATGGAAAGCCACGGCACGTGAGCAACAGATGACGCCTGATGGTGATTGGGGCATCTGGTTGATCTTGGCTGGTCGTGGGTTTGGCAAGACAAGAACAGGAGCCGAAGACATAGCGAACTATGCAGCAGACAACCCAGGCGTTAGATGCGGGGTCATTGCACCAACATCAGGTGACATCAGAGGCGTTTGCTTTGAGGGTGAATCGGGGATCATGGGCGTCATCCCGCATTACCTGGTTGAGAACTACAACAGATCCATTGGCGAGATCACCTTGAAGAACGGGTCATCGATCCGCGGCTTCTCAGCTGAGGAGCCTAGTCGTTTGCGCGGTCCACAGTTCCACCGAGTCTGGTGCGATGAGCTGGCTGCTTGGCAATACGTTGAAGAGACATGGGACATGATGCGATTCGGTCTGCGCCTTGGCGAGGATCCACGGGTCGTCATCACCACGACTCCTAAGCCCATTGAGCTTGTGCGTAAGCTGCTCAAGGATGCTGCCAAGAAGAACAGCCGGATTCACGTCACTCGAGGGTCTACCTATGACAACGCAGCGAACCTTGCAAAGTCCTTCCTTGCTGAGATCACACAGTACGAAGGCACGCAGCTTGGACGACAAGAGATCCACGCCGAGGTTATTGACCCAGAAGAGACCGGCATCATCAAGCGAAGCTGGTTCAAGCTCTGGCCAGCCGACAAGCCCTTGCCGCCTCTTGAGTACATCGTCATGAGCCTTGACACGGCGTTCACGGAGAAGTCTATTGACCGCAAGAGCCATGACCCCGATCCAACCGCGTGCTCGGTCTGGGGTGTCTTTCGCCATGACAAGAAGCCGGCCTTCCTGCTGCTCGACTGCTGGCAAGACCACCTTGGGCTGCCTGGTCTGATCGAACGGGTCAAGAAAGAATGGGCTGTCCGGTACGGCGACGAGGACTTTAGGCCCATGATCAAGCCGCTGATTGGTCCAAAGCAATCGATGTTCGGTGGCAAGTCGCCTGATCTGATGATCATCGAGGACAAAGGATCTGGTATCAGCCTGCGTCAGATGCTGGCTCGTGAGGACATCCTGGCGTATCCTTACAATCCTGGCCGCGCAGATAAGCTGCAGCGCTTGCACGCGGTCTCGCATTTATTTGCACACGGATTCATTTGGGTGGTAGAATCTGATAAACGGCCTGGGAACCCTCGTTCTTGGGCTGACCCTTTAATCTCGCAGCTGTGTAGCTTTTATGGTGAAGGATCGATTAAGCATGACGACTTTGTGGATTCAACGACTCAAGCACTTAGATTGCTTGCTGACCGCAATAGTCTCTCAGTCACCAGAAAAGTGCCAGACAAAATTGAACGGGACAGCAAGCCAAGGCTTGTGAACCCTTACGCGATCTAACCGGAGTATTGAATGGCTGAAAACGAACAAGAATACGGCGAGATGTACGAGGTTGAGGATGACTCCAAGGTCCGTGATACCGAGGACGGTGGTGCAATGGTCACCATTGACGACTCGCCAACACCAGCTGAATCCGAGTTTTACGCTAACCTTGCTGAGACGATGCCGAGTTGGAAGCTCGCAAACCTTGGCTCTGAACTCTGCGACATCTTAGAAAAAGACAAAGAAGCCCGCAAGAAGCGGGATGAACAGTATGAAGAAGGTCTGCGTCGTACAGGCCTTGGTGATGATGCCCCAGGCGGCGCATCGTTCACTGGAGCCAGCAAGGTCGTGCACCCAATGCTGACTCAAGGATGCGTGGACTTCTCAGCCCGCGTCATGAAAGAACTCTTCCCACCAGACGGTCCAGCCAAAGACAAGATCATTGGTGAAGTTACCCTTGAGAAGCAAGAAAAGGCCGAGCGACTTGTCAAGTTCATGAATTGGCAGATGACTCAACAGATGCCTGAGTTTAGGTCTGAGCTTGAGCAGCTGTCCACACAGTTGCCATTGGGCGGCGGTCAGTATCTCAAGATCACTTGGGATGCAAACAAGAAGCGTCCTGTTCCACAGTTCGTGGCAATTGACGACGTGTACTTGCCCTTTGCTGCAACGAACTTTTACTCGTCTGAGCGCAAGACTCATGTGCAGTACTTGACTCGCATTGAGTATCAGAAGCGTGTTGAGTCTGGTATGTACATGGACGTGGACCTGATGGCCAGTCCGCTGCCTCCTGAAGAATCAAAGGCCGAGACAGCTAACAACAAGATTGAAGGCCGCCAGACCGATAGCTACAACATTGACGGTCTGCGCACAACCTACGAATGCTACATCATCCATGACTTCGATGACAAGTATGGCTTGGCACCTTACATCATCAGCCTGGACAAGGCAACCCAGAACGTGCTGTCCATCTATCGCAACTGGGAAGAGAACGACGACACCAAGCAAGAGATGCAATGGATGGTTGAATTCCCATTCGTGCCTTGGCGTGGTGCTTACCCGATTGGCTTGACGCACATGATTGGCGGTCTAAGTGCCGCTGCAACAGGTGCTTTGCGTGCTTTGTTAGACTCTGCCCACATCAACAACTTCCCGGGCTTGCTAAAGCTTAAGTCGGGAACAGGCGGTCAGACAGACCGTGTTGATCCAACCGAAGTGAAAGAGATCGAGGGTTCGTTTGGCCAAGATGACATCCGCAAGATGCTCATGCCAATGCCTTACAACCCACCAAGCGCAGTCTTGTTCCAGTTGCTCGGCTTCTTGGTTGATGCTAGCCAGAACGTTGTCCGCACGACATTTGAAGAACTGGCCGACACAAATGCCAATACGCCAGTCGGAACCACCTTAGCCCGCATCGAGCAAGGCATGGTTGTGTTCTCAGCGATCCATGCGCGTCTGCACGACTCCATGGGCCGTGTGCTGAAGCTGCTGTTCCGCCTGAACAAGACTTACTTGACCGAAGCCGAGGTCTACGACGAGACAGGCGAGCTGTTGGTTAAGCGTAGCGACTTTGAAGGCCCAATGAACGTTGTGCCAGTCAGTGACCCCAACATCTTCAGTGAAGCCCAACGCTTTGCTCAAGTGCAGGCCGTCATGCAGCGAGCCAAAGAGATGCCTCAGCTGTACGATCTCCGCAAGGTTGAAGTCATGTTCCTTGAGCGCTTGAAGGTTCCTCAAGGCAAGGACCTGCTGCTGCCTGCACCGAAGCCATTGGAGCTGAACGCAGTCAACGAGAACGTCGCTGCCACAATGCGCCGGCCAATCGTCGCATTCCCTGAGCAAGATCACTTGGCTCACCTACAAGTCCACCTTGACTTCCTGACCAACCCGATGTTCGGCAACAACAAGGCCATTGGCCCTGCATTTATTCCTATGATGCTTGACCACATCAAAGAGCACATGGTCCTTTGGTACGCGACTCAGGTGTACAACGAAGCCTCAGAAGCTGCCCAAGTTGACATTGGCGAGATCCAGAAGGACGCAACAACCGAAGAGAAGCAATCGCTTGACAAGCTGCTGGCCACAACAAGCCAGGTCGTGACCAAGCAGAGCCAGGAAGCTTTTGGCCAGATCCCGCAGATCATCGAGCAAGCCATTCAGATGTTGCAGCAAATGCAGCCTCCACCTCCACAGGATCCGTCTGTCAAGATCGCCGAGCAGCAGTTGCAGAACCAGCAGGCCAAGGACCAGGCAACAGCGCAAACTCAGCAAGCCAAACTGGCTCAAGATGCCCAGCTCAAACAAGCCGATATGCAGCAACGCAGCATGGACAAGCAGGCCGAGATTCAGTCTCGCATCGAGACCTTGCAGATGCAGCTTCAGATCGAGCAGCTGCGTCAAGAGGCAGAAGACCAGCGCACACAGGCCCAGATCCGCGCCCGCCTCGAGATGAACGAGTCCGACAACCAAACAGCCAAGCAGCTTGCTGCCCTAGAGGTAGCAACTGGCGAAAGAATCGGTGTCTCAACAGGCACTGGTATCAACCCCAATCCACGTTAAGGAGCAATCATGGTAGCAATCAGCCTACACAAGCAGATGGCCATGGGTAAAGGTTACCCAAAAGCCAAGAAGATCGCTAGCGATCCTTCACCAACCCCAGGTTTGCCAGACGCAAACTACAAGACCATGGCTAAGATGAAGACCGAAAAGGTCCAAGGCGAAGGCAATGGCGGCACAAACAGCCAGCGTGGTAAAGGCCCTACCATCACGGGTGGAAGCCGATAAGTGTTAGCGAAAATCATCACGACGATTCGAGCCGAGCAGCAGGCCCTGGCAATTGAAGCCATCAAAGTGCAGCCAGCTGAAGGCAAAGACATCAGCTTCGAATACGGTAAACGTCAAGGCGTCTACGCCGGCCTTGATCGCGCCGTCCAGTTGATTGAGCGGATCTATCGTGATATTGAAAACGACCAACGAGATCTTTAACCCCAGCATACGGAGAAGCGAATGCTACTTGAAACCCCCATGTCCTTTACTTACGCCTCATTGGACGAGGCCTTCCCAACAGTAGACTGCTGTCACGAGCCTTTGGGCTCACGCGTGATTGTGCAAGTCCGTAAAGCCAAGAACCAGACGGCTGGCGGTATCTACATTCCGGAAGAAGCAAGAAAGACAGAAGCCAGCAATACCCAGATCGCCAAAGTTGTGGCGGTCGGAACATTGGCTTACAAGAACCGAAACACTATGGAACCGTGGCCCGAAGGCTCCTGGTGTGAAGTTGGTGCCTACGTCCGTGCACCTAAATACGGCGGTGATCGTTGGACCGTACGGTCCGGTGACGAGGAGATCGAATTTGTGATGTTCAATGACCTAGACATTCTTGCCAAGGTTACTGGAGATCCCACTGCGATCCGTGCGTTTATCTAACTGCTGAAAGGAGCAGGCAATGGCTGGTGAAAACATGATCATCGAAGATGATGAAGACCAAAAACGAGGTAAGCCTCAGGAAGTCGAGTTTGTCCCCGTAACCACTAAAGAAGGTGATGAGGACGAAGACGATGACCAACCAGAGGACTCGCGTCTCTCAGAAGACAATGAGGATCGCGAGGAACTCCGTCGCAAACGCCGCGAAGAGAAGTCAGATCGCGCAGCGCGTAGAAAACAGGCAATTGAGCGCGATAAAACAGAGCTCAACTTCCTGAGGCAGCGGAACGAGTCGCTTGAAAAGCGCATGTTTCAAGTCGAAAAGTCTGTTGTAGGCAATACGATCTCAACCATTGACGACCGTATCGCTGACACCATAGCAGAAGTTAAGGCCGCAGAAAGAATCATGTCTCAGGCCATCGAAGCCGGTAACGGTGACGATGCTGCCAAAGCCATGCGAATCCGCGACCAGGCCATGCAGAGAGTGCAGCAGCTACAAGTCCACAAGCACCAGCAGAACCAAGTTGCCCAGAACCTGCACCAGCAGTCTCAGGCCCCGGCTCCCCAGCCAGGTCCTGACCCCGAGGTCGCGAGCTTTGCTCAAGACTGGGTGTCCAGGAATAGCTGGTACGACCCTAACGCGGGGGACGAGGCCTCGAAGATCGTGTTAGCAATTGATCAGTCTCTCGTAGAAGCGGGCTATAATCCAAAAACAGAGGCATATTGGCGCGAGCTGGACAAGCGAGTGGCCAAACGATTGCCGGACGTTAAGGGAGGCGGTAACTATGATGACCATCAAGACGACGATCGCCGCGGACAGCGTAGAGGTCCGCCCGTTGGTTCCAGCAGGGACCAGGCTCCGCAATCCACCCGCCGTGAAGTATACATCTCCCCAGAACGAAAGCAAGCTATGACAGATGCTGGTGTTTGGGAAGACCCCGTCCTACGTCAACGCTACTTGAAACAGTATGCGAAGTGGGACCGTGAAAACAATTCAACTCGCTGAAAGGAGTGAGAAAAATGTCTGATGAACGCTTAAAAAAATCCCCTGATCTTGTCCGCCAATCACGTGGAGCCACAGACCGCAATGTGACTGAAGACCGTGCTATTAGCGACGAAGATCGTGTTGAGATGTTTAGATCTCAATTTTTCCAAGACGCATTGCCAGATCTGCCAAAGATCCCTGGCTTTCACACATGTTGGTTGACCACCACTAACCCCCGAGACTCCATTCAACAACGGATCCGGTTGGGTTATCAACCTATTAAAGCCGAAGACGTGCCTGGCTGGGAATACGTAACCATTAAGACAGGCGAATGGCAAGGGTTTATTGGTGTCAACGAAATGCTTGCATTCAAGCTGCCGTTGTCTCTCTATACACGATTTATGCAAGAAGCACACCATGATGCTCCTGCACGTGAAGATGAGAAGCTCACAGCCATCTTGGACGGCATTAAAGAAGCTGCAGCAGCTGCAGGCGGACGTGTGATTGAAGGTGATGGTATCGCTGCATTGCGCGAAAATCCTGGTCGAGCTAAATTTGAAGAGCTATGACCAATCCACTAATTCTCCTTTGAGGAAAAGCAAACATGTCTACTACTAGCACACCGTTTGGCTTCCAGCCCGTTTACCACGCAAGTGGTTTCGTGCGCCCGGCAGCCTTCACGCTGGCGGACAACGCTGCGGTAACCTTGTTGCAATACCAACCTGTGAAGATAAATACTTCCACTGGTGTTGTGACTCCGGCTGCTGCTGGCGATGCCTTCGTCGGTACTTTTATGGGTGTTGAATTCACTGACAGCGATGGCCGTCGTCGTGTATCCAACAAGTTTATTGCGAACACCCCTGCAACTGATGTGACCGCGTATATCACGCGCGATCAAGCTATCGTTTATCAGATCCAAGCCAATGGCGCTGTGAACATTAGCAACATCGGCAACCAATACGACTTTGGTTCAATCACCGCCGGTTCTACCGTCGTTGGTCTGAGCACATGCGTGTTGGACACTGCCTCAGTTGTGGCTTCAGGCGGCACTGCCCAAATGCGCGTGATCGGTATCACACCCGGTCCCGATAACGCATGGGGTGATGCTTTTACGATTGTCCAAGTTCAGATCTCTGAGCATCAGGACGTTGCCACTATCAACGCTTACTAAGGAGCTAAAAAATGGCTGTCCCAATGCGCAGTACGGACTTTAGGTCCATCGTTGAGCCCATCTTAAACGAAGAGTTTGATGGCTTGTATAACCAGCGCGCTGACGAGTGGAAACAAGTTTTCACCGAGCGTCAAGGTATCCCACGTAACTACCACGAAGAACCCGTCTTGTACGGTTTCGGAGCGGCTCCTGAGTTGCCTGACGGCATGCCAGTGACCTACCAATCTGGTGGCGTCCTGTTCAATGCACGTTACGTCTACAAGGTCTATGGTTTGGCTTTTGCCTTGACCAAGGTCCTCGTGGAAGACGGCGACCACATCTCTATCGGTCAGACTTACGCCAAGCACTTGGCACAGTCCCTGATTGAGACAAAAGAAACTTTGTGTGCTAACATCCTGAACCGCGCCTTCAACAGCGCGTATGCAGGCGGTGACGGCGTGTCGTTGGTTAACTCCGCACACCCTATCGCTTCAGGCACATTCAGCAACGTGTTGACCACTGCAGCTAACTTGTCGCAGACCTCGCTTGAGCAGATGCTCATTCAGATCCGCAACGCCATTGACAACAATGGTAAGCGTATCCGCTTGACTCCTGAGAAGCTTGTGTTGAGCCCTAGCAACGTGTTCCAAGGTGAAGTGCTGTTGAAGTCCGTCCTGCGTGCAGGTACTGGCAACAACGACATCAACCCGATCAACTCGATGGGTATGATCAATGGCGGCCAAGCTAACTTGTCACGTTTGACTTCAACTACCGCTTGGTGGGTGCAGACAGACGCTAAAGTCGGCTTGCAGTTGATGATGCGTCGTAAGCTTGAGAAGAGCATGGAAGGTGATTTCGAAACCGACTCTATGCGCTACAAAGCAACCGAGCGTTACATTCCAGGTTGGACAGATCCACGTACCATTTACGGTACAGCAGGTCTGTAAACAAGAAGGGGGCGAAAGTCCCCTTCTTTTCATTTTTAATTTGTCAAGCTTTTCAAGGAGAAGACACCATGCCTCAATATTCAGACGACCTCTTTTTAGGTTCCTCACAAACCTTCATGGGCACTGGCTTGCGTAACGCCAGTTCCACTTTCACTGGTAGCATCACCACTACCACCCTCACCGTGACAGCTATGCTGTCAGGCGACCCCTTGATCATTGGCCAATACGTCGATGGTTCGGGCGTGACCAACGGCACCTACATCACCGCTTTTGTTAGCGGAAACGGCGGCACAGGTACCTACACTGTCAACACTTCCCAGTCAGCCGGCAGCACCACCATGTTTGCTAATGGCAACGCCTTGCTTGGTGACCCTGCTCCAATGGACCGCGGTGTTGGCCCCTTGGGTCGCATCTTTGTTTGGGACACCATTCCCCAAGCCTTGGTTGCAAACAACATTGCAGCTTCGCAAACTCCAGCAGCCGCAGGTTCTTTGACCTTGACTGCCGGCACATCTGTGAAGTCTACCACCAACGCAGCAGCTATCTCCGTGCTTCAGCTTGATGTGCCTCGAGCAGTTAGCGTGACAACCTCTACTGCAGCAGTGGCGACCTTGTCTACTGTTGTGATTGCAGGTACGGGTGGTCAAATCACTTTTGCTTCGCAAGCAGGTTTGGTTACTGGTCAGCGTTTGACCATCTCCGGTACTTTGGGTGGCACAGGCACAATCACTGGCTACACAAACCCAACGACCTACATCTTGACTGCAGTGACAGCTACATCAGCTACCCTGACCACTACGGCAGGTGCAGCAGTAGTGACAACCGCTGGTACACCAACAGGCTTGACTTACACCTTGGGCGTGGCTCCTGTCACCATCACCGTGTCAGGCTACGACTACTACGGTCAAGCCATGAGCGAAGCAATCACGTCTAGCGCAGCGGTTAGCACAGCTGTGAATGGCAAGAAAGCTTTCTATCAGATCAGTGGCATCACAACCTCTGGCGCAACTGGAACAGCCGTGATTGTTGGCACTACCGACATTCTTGGCCTCCCAGTGCGAGTGACCAACGCTGCGTACATTGCCAGCGTGAAGACCAACAGCACACTTGCACAAGACACCGGCACGTTTGTAGCAGCCGCCACAGCTACTGCTACTACTACCACCGGCGACGTTCGTGGAACCTACGTTCCAGGCACTGCGTCTGACGGTATCAATCGCACTGTGATGGGCGTCTTGCTGCCTGCAATCGCTGTTGGACCTAACTCAACCCGCGTTGGCGCTCTTGGCGTGACTCAGGCCTAATTAACCAGGGGGCTTCGGCCCCTATCTTTAGGAGAAAAATATGGCTGATGCAGTCACAAGCCAAACGCTTATTGATGGTGAGCGTTTGGTCATCATGAAATTTACAAACATCAGCGACGGCACGGGCGAGTCTGCTGTATTAAAGGTAGATGTTTCTGCACTAGCAGCAAGCGCAACAGGAGCGGTCTGCGATAGGGTTACTGTTACCAAAATCTACATTTCTACTCATGGCATGGAAGTCAGAATGCTTTGGGACGCCACAACAGATGTGCCGTTTTTTCTATCAGCGCCCAATGCTACCCAAACGCTTGACATGAGCGCTTTTGGTGGTATTACTAACAACGGCGGTGCTGGAGTTACTGGCGACATTATGTTTAGCACGGCTGATGCTTCTTCTGGTGACACCTACTGGTGTATCTTGGAGATGGTCAAGGGTTACGCATAATGGCAAACTTAAAGATCACGGACTTACCTGCAGGCACCACGCTTGTTGGCACCGAGCTTTATGAGTCGGTCCAGTCGGCCACTTCTGTCAAGCTTACTTCTGACCAGATCAAGGCCTTTGCCAATTCCGCTCCAACCTTACTGGTTGAGACGGCCAACACCAACACGCCAGCCACTGCTGCAACCTTAAGTCACCAGACTTCAGGTACGGCGGCAGCTGGTATTGGAACCCGTCTTGCTTTCCAGTGTGAGACATCAGCTAGTAACACAGAGATTGGCGCTTTGCTTTCGGCAGTGAGCACTAACGTAGGCTCTGGCACCGAGGCATTCAACTTGCAAGTCTTGTTGATGGCAGCTGGCGCAGCAGCAACAGCGGTAGCTACCTTCAACAGTAACGGCAACTTTGGTATCACTGGCAACACCCTCAACATCCCAGTCTCCAGAACTCCAGCTTCGGCATCTGCTTCTGGCACTACAGGAGACATTTGTTGGGATTCTAGTTATATCTACGTCTGCGTGGCGACCAACACGTGGGAACGTGTGGCGATTGCAACATGGTAAACGATCACAAATTCGGTAAAGGCGGAGGCACTTTGTTTGTTGCAAAAGGCGGAGCTGTCTGGGCGCGCAAAGAGGGACAAAATCCTAAAGGCGGCTTGAACCAAAAAGGTCGTGATGCTTACAACAGCAAGACGGGCGGCAACTTAAAGCCTCCAGTCTCTGCCAAGCAAGCAGCAAAGAGCCCCAAAGCAGCAGGACGTCGCGACAGTTTTTGCGCGCGAATGTCTGGCATGCCGGGTCCAATGAAAGACGACAAAGGCAGACCGACCAGGAAAGCCCTTGCCCTAAACAAGTGGGATTGCTAATATGATGGGAAAAAAGATGGCCTTCGCAAAAGGAGGCAAAGTAAAAGCACCTTGGGACAAGCCAAGGCCAAAGGACCTGCCAAAGCCCAAAAAACTAGCGCCTGCTGCAAAAGCTAGCGCAAAGGCCGCCGCAGCAGCAGCCGGACGCCCCTATCCCAACCTTGTAGATAACATGCGGGCAGCCGCAAAAAGGAAATAACATGGGAAAAAATATCAAATATGGGGAATTTACGTTCCCTGCGTCACCTGCTCGTCCAACCGGTCGTACAGTATCCACTGCAAAGTCAACAAAAGGCATCCCTAAGGCCATGTATGACGCTCCGCATGCCATGAAAGATGGCGGATATGCCAAAGGCGGTCCAAAAGTCAAGCCAAAACGTGAGCCAGAAGCCATGGTTCGCAAGGAAGTGGCTCTTTTGCGCAAGTCAGGCGCCCCAAAGGCCATGATAAGTCACGAAGTGCGTGAAATGTCTGGCGAGATGGACACACCAGCTGGCATGAAGCACGGCGGAATGGCTGAAGGCGGTCAATACGCTGCAGGCACTCGCTCCAAGATGGACGCAGAGGGCAAGGCAGGCAACAAGATGGCCAAGAAGTTTGGCACCGAGACCCAGAAGTACGCAAAAGGCGGCGGTGTCGAGGCAAAGCTTGAAAAGCATGCCAATATGCCGGCTAAAAAAGCACACGGCCCAGGAGCCGGGAACAAGCTTGCCAAAGGTGGCGTGCCAACGTTCTCAAAAGTTCCAAAATTTGGCAAGATGAAGTAAAATAAAGGCAATCCACGGGGTCTGCCACTGACGGCAAGCCGCAACTCAACAAATAGGAGCAGATCCGGTGGCAGTTTCAGGCACAGTCAGTATGACGGTTTTCAATACGCGTAAGGTCATTGACCACGCGTATCGTCGCTGCCGTATTCCTCCTGAAGGCATCTCATCAGAGCAAATCGACTTTGCTCTTGACACGCTTTATCTTGTGCTCAGCATGCTGGCCAATCGCGGCCTTCAGCTGTGGTGCATTGAGCGTTACTTGATGCCTCTCTATGAAGCTCAAGGCTTAATCACAATGCCTAATGGCATCGTTGACATTCTCAACACCAACTTGCGCACCATTGAAGTTGTGAATGAGAACACAACAGACACAACTACCTCAACTACCTACACAACGATTTTTCCAGCGCAAACGCAAGTCACAGTCATTGGAATTGAGTGGTCAGGGGCATCAACAAGCTATGCGCTTGAAACATCTAACAATGGCACCACCTGGACCACTCTGAGTACCCAGGACAATCCAAATGCGACAGCTGGTATGGTAACATGGGTAGATGTCCAGGGGTCCCTAGCGACCACCTATTTTAGAGTAAGAGCAACAACAGGCGTGCTCAATCAAACTCAGGTGATCTTGGCCAATACGCCAAACGAGATCCCTATGGCACGCTTGAACCGCGACGATTACGTCAACTTGCCTAACAAGACGTTTGAAGGACGTCCATTGCAATTCTGGTGTGATCGCCAACTCAACAACCCCGTATTGTATTTGTGGCCTGTACCATCAGCCCAGTTTGTCACGGCCCAAGTGGTTGTGTGGGTGAAGCGTTACATCATGGACGTTGGCACAATGACGCAAGAGATTGAAGTGCCGCAGCGCTGGTACGACTCGATTGTCTACGTCTTGGCTGCACGCCTTGCTGAAGAGACTCCAACCGTGGATCCTCAGATGATTGCTATCTTGGATCAGAAGGCTCAACGTGCTCTGCTTGAGTCCGAGAACGAAGAACGCGACAACTCGCCAATCTACTTGACACCTAACATTGCGGTGTACACACGATGAGCATCTACTTGGACACTCGCGGACGCAGCACGCTGGGCATTGGCCTATGTGCTCGTTGCAGCCGCAAGATGAGCCTTGATGAGTTGTTCTCAGACCCAAATTCACCCGGGCTAAGAGTTTGCCGCGAGGACCTGGACAACCTTGATCCTTATCGCTTGCCTCCTCGCCAGCCCGACAATATAACTTTGCCTTTTGTAAGACCTGACTTGCCACTCACCACTAACCCAGCGGGTATCGTGACTGAGGACGACAACAGCTTCATCATTGGCACAAATGACGAGTACATGATACCATGACAGTACCATCAAACCTTGTACCAACGTCAATCACGCAGCTGCCCGTTGCGCCAAACCCGACGTCGTCGGCAACAATGATTTGCGTGATCGGTGGCATCACTTACCAGGTTCCCTTCATTGACCTGCAATCGACCGTCTCTGTACCTGCTACTCGCATGATTAACACGGGAGGCGGCTTGCAAGGCGGCGGAGATCTTTCGCAAGACCGCACCCTAAGCATTGCAACCGGTGGCGTAACAAATGACAAGTTAGCCGTCAGCGGCGTGACTGCTGGTACGTATGGCTCAGGCACGTTAGTTCCAGTAGTTACTGTAGACACTAAGGGCTTGGTAACAAGTGTCTCTACGACAGCCCTAGTCATTTCCGGATATGTTCCTGACACCCGCCAGATCATTGCAGGCAGTGGTTTGACTGGTGGCGGTAACTTACAAGCCAATCGAACGCTTGCCGTTGACTTTTCTGCTACTGCCCCGGCAGCTCTTGGAACAGCTTCGGCAGGAGCAGCTGCAAATTCTTCTCGCGGCGACCACGTCCACCCAGCCCTTAACTTTGCAAACCTGACCGAATATACAGGCCTGCTGCCATTGACACGCGGCGGAACAGGCATGCAGGTTAACACCTTGACTGCCGGAGCTGTCTGGTACAACGATGGCAGCAACGGCTTCTTGCAGACCGTCCAGGGATCTAACGGCCAAGTTTTGGTCTCAGGTGGAGCCGCTGCTCCTTCCTGGGGCTCTGCCCTGGTTGTGTCTGCCCAGCCAGCCAATTACGTGTACGCCGGCCCAACGTCTGGGGCTCCGGCCACAACGTCCTTCCGTTTACTTGTGAATGACGACATTCCAAGCTTGCTGACAGGCAAGTCAATGAGCGGGGCAACGAATACTTTCAGCAGCATCCCTAACGCTGCACTAAGCAATTCATCCGTCACTTTCAATGGTGTTAACGTTGCCTTAGGGGCTTCCGGTACGATCACTGCGACGGCTACGGCAGCCTTGACTATTGGAACCGGCTTGACTGGTACCAGTTACAACGGCTCAACAGCCGTGACCATTGCAATTGACTCAACTGTTGCAACTCTGACCGGAACCCAGACGCTGACCAATAAGACCATTAGCGGCAGCAGCAACACGCTGACTAATATTGCAAATGCCTCGTTGACAAATAGCTCGGTCACGGTGGGCACTACAGCAATTGCCCTAGGTGCATCAAGCCTTACTTTAGGCGGCTTGACTTCTGTTGCTGTGACGCAAGACCCAACATCGGCGCTGGAATTAGCAACTAAGCAGTATGTGGATTCTGTGGCTCAAGGGTTAGACCCCAAGGCATCTTGTGTGGCGGCAACAACGGCGAACATTACGTTGTCTGGAACCCAAACCATTGATGGTGTAGCACTGATTGCTGGAGACAGGTGTTTGGTTAAAGATCAGACATTGAGTCAAAACAACGGAATTTATTTGGTTGCGGCAGGTGCTTGGACTCGTGCAACTGATATGGACACATGGGCTGAAGTTCCAGGGGCGTTCACCTTCATCGAGCAAGGAACCGTATACGCCGACACCGGTTGGGTTTGTACTTCCAATGCAGGCGGCACTTTAGGCACAACCCCCATCACTTGGGTTCAATTTGCTGGTGTAGGTTCTTACACCGCAGGTACAGGACTGACTCTTACAGGAACGCAGTTCAGCATCACCAATACGGCGGTAACTGCGGCGTCCTATGGTTCTGCAACTCAAGTCGGCACGTTTAGCGTAAACGCTCAAGGCCAGTTGACCTTGGCTGCCAACACTACGGTCACCCCAGCTGTTGGTTCAATTACCGGCTTGGGTACTGGAGTTGCAACTGCTTTGGCTGTCAACACAGGATCAGCTGGCGCCTTTGTGCTCTTTAACGGAGCACTTGGTACGCCATCAAGCGGTACGCTAACCAACGTCACCGGCTTGCCATTGACGACTGGCGTAACAGGCACCTTGCCAATTGCAAACGGCGGTACAAATGCCACGACAACTCCAACATCTGGAGCAGTGGCTTACGGTACTGGGACGGCTTATGGCTTCAGCGCCGCTGGAACATCTGGCCAATTTTTAATATCAGGGGGTACCGGTTCACCCACCTGGACTGACACAATCCCCGGAGGAACTTACGCATGACCACTATCCTGATCAAGAAAAAGGACACAGCAGGGGCTCCTGCACCTGGTGACCTAACCAACGCAGCTGGCGGCACTGAGATTGCTGTCAACACTGCTACCAAGCGCATCTACACAAAAGACAGCGGCGGCAACGTCGTTGAGCTTGGCACAAATTCCACGTCATCTACAATTGACCAGCTGACTGTCACCACGTCGACAACGCTGTCCTACGGCACGGCCAATCAAGTTCAATACTTGAATGCTTCAAAGTTGCTTGTTGGTTCTGCTAACTTGACATTTAACGGCACTACGTTGACCGCTAACACTATTGGAGCATTTACTCTTGGTGGAACAATTGCTGGTGGCGGCAATCAGATTAACAACGTCATTATCGGAACATCAACTCCTTTGGCGGGTTCATTTACCACTTTAACTGCTTCCACTTCTATCACAAATAGTAGCCTGACTACCGGTCGCGTGGTTTACACTTCCACAGGCGGCTTAGAAACATCATCTGCCAACTTGCTGTACAGCGGCACTGACCTGACTGTTTATGGCCTCACAGTAGGTCGTGGTGGTGGTGCTGTGGCTACCAATACTACGGTGGGTGTTAGTGCTTTGGCGGCTAATACGACTGGCTCAAATAATACGGCTTTTGGTACTAATGCGGGATTTACAAACACTACAGGTTCTCGTGGAACATTTGTAGGTTATCAGGCTGGCTATACTAACAATGGCGACTACAACACCGCAGTTGGTTGGAGTGCCTTAAACCTAAATACCACTGGTCAGTTAAACACAGGTGTTGGTGATGGTGCTTTACAAGTTAATACAACTGGGTCTGAGAATTCCGCAGTTGGTCAAGGCTCACTAACACTAAACACCACTGGTAGTAACAATACAGCAGTGGGTCGCCAAGCACTACGTTCAAACACCACAGCATCTGACAATACTGCTGTAGGTTACACCGCAGGATACAGCAACACCACAGGCTACAACAACACCGCTATTGGTGGTGCGGCTCTGTATCAAAATTCAACTGGAATATCAAGTACAGCGGTTGGTAAAAATGCTCTTAATACTAGTACAGCGTCTAACAATACTGCCGTTGGTGCTGGAGTACTTGTTGGTAACACCACAGGCACACAAAACGTGGCGGTTGGTGGAGCAGAATGGGGCGTAACAGTTTCCACAATGCAATCCAATACGACTGGTAGTTACAACACAACCGTTGGTATTAGTGCGCTTGGCTCCAACACCACAGCAATAGGTAGCACTGCGATTGGCTGGCAGGCTCTTTATTCAAACAATGGAAACTACAACACGGCTGTAGGTTATGGCGCAGGTTATTCAAATTCCTCAGGAACATTTAACGTTGCTGTTGGTGTCAACGCCCTTCGCAACAATACAACTGCAAGTAATAACGTTGGTATTGGCCATGATGCGTTAGTGTATACAACGACTGGTGGCAACAACGTTGCTGTTGGTAAAGAAGCCATGTTCTCCAACACCACATCATCACAAAACACTGCTGTGGGTTACCAAGCAGGGTATAGTAATACGACTGGAACTCGCTTAACGGCATTAGGTTGGTCTGCTGGTCGTCTTAGCACAGGAGATTACAACACCTTCCTTGGCTCATACTCTGGATACGGACACACATCTGGTTCGTTCAACACTGCGGTGGGCGACTATTCTATGGGGGTAAGTGCAATTACTGGCACTAAGAACACGGCAGTTGGACAGGCTTCAATGTCTAGTCTGACATCTGGCGGATTCAACAATGCAATAGGTGTAAATGCGCTTACCAGTAACAGTTCAGGTAGTTACAACGTAGCCCTTGGCAACGAAGCACTTAACGCCAATTCCACAGCATCAAACAATACTGCGGTTGGTTATCAGGCGGGGTATGCAAATACTACTGGTGCAAACGGAGTTTATGTTGGGTATCAAGCAGGGACATCTTTAACCACAGTAAACGATAATACGGCTGTTGGTGGGGGTGCGTTGCGAACAGCCACTGCCGCCTCTTTTAACACCGCCCTTGGCTCTTACGCATTACGTGACCTAACAAACGGAGCATCAAACGTAGCTATTGGTAATGGTTCAGGTTACCTTATCACTACAGGCTCTAAAAACAGTATTTTAGGTGCTTACTCAGGCAACCAAGGTAGCCTAGACATTCGCACAGCAAGCAACTACATCGTGCTGTCTGACGGGGATGGGAATCCACGGCTGTATGCAGACAGCACTGGCAATTGGAAATCTGCTGGCGCTGTAAAACAGGGGCAGTTAGATGCCTATACTGGAAATGCAACAATTGGGTCGTCTGCGGTCTGTTTGGTTTTTTACAGCTTGTCTTCAACGGCAACAATAACTTTGCCAACACCCGCATCTAATGCTGGTAGATTTTTGTCAGTAAAAACGCAAAGCGGTTTTGCCGTAGTGTCTGCGTCCTCAAACGTAACCTCGTTAGCAAGCGGCTCTGTTACAACAAGTATTTTGCCAGCCACCGCTGGTTCTTGGGCAACCTTATTTTGTGATGGTACATATTGGAACATCATGGCCGCAGGTTAATTGGAGATAAAAATGACAACTTTTAATTGGTTAATTATTTCAATGCCGTCTTACCCACAAGAAGATGGGCAGACTGATGTCGTATTTCAAGTGAACTGGCAATGTCAGGCCCAAGAACAAAGCGTGGATTTACTGACAACATATTCAGCAACTTCAGCAGGCTCTGTGCCCGTTACCTACACCGCAGGAACACCGTTCACACCCTACGACCAACTCACGCAAGAGCAGGTCTGGGGCTGGATTAACCCAAGCATCGACCGCCCTGAAATTGAAGCCAACCTTCAGGCGTTAATTGACGCTCAGAAAACCCCAACTGTCGTAACCCCACCTTTACCTTGGAGCAACTGAAATGACTGAAATCGTTCAAGAAAAACCCACCGCTGAACAAATTGCCAAGCATTACAGCGCCGCAATGGACTCAGTAAACCTCATCAATGGCGCAAAGCCAGAGCGTATGGAAGATGCTGAGTGGGCTGACTGCGTTGCTCGTAACAAAGAGCATCTGAAAATTATGCTCGCAAAAGACTTTTGGACGACCGAAAACCTTGCACCCCTGCAAGCGGCTTCGGCATAATGTTTTAAGGGGAAGCCATCACCCCATTTTGATGGCAACTTTTGGAGAAAAAAATGGAACTGACATTAAAACTGACAGTTGACGAAGTCAACGCGATTTTGCAGGTCATGGGCGATTTGCCCACTAAGACCGGCGCTTTCCCGTTGGTCATGAAAATCAAGCAGCAGGCAGATGCCCAAATGGAGCCAAAGCCTGAGGCACCAGCAGCGGAATAAGTATGAGCGCAGACATTGATTTAGTAGAGTACGGTTCACTCCTGCAGAAAGTTCAAGACCTTGATAAGAAGGTTGACAAACTTGAAGCAGGAATGGAAGAACTTTTAGCCCTTGCAAACAAGGGACGTGGCGGCTTTTGGGCTGGCATGATGATCGTGTCTGCGATCTCTACTGTTAGCGGCTACATTATCCATTGGTTTCAAGGAGCTAAGTGATGAATTGGGCAGACGTACTCAAAGCCGTTATTCCCATCATTGTGGCTTCACTGGCTTGGCTGCTGGGCCAGGTAAATGACTTCTCTACACGTCTGACCAGGATTGAAGGCGCAATGCCGGCTCTTATCACTAAAGAAGGCATTCCTACCGACAGTCCAATTTCTGCGGATAGAAGGGCCATTATGAAAGAGCAGTTGATGAATCACATCAACGAATTGCAAGTCAAGGTTAGACTCCTTGAAGAACGTGAAAAGATGGTGAAAAAATGATCCCAATCGTTGCATCCCTATTAGGCACCCTGGCTCAGAATGGTCTGGGCCTTTTGTCATCTGCAATCCAAGCAAAAGGCAAAGAAGTTGTTGAGAATGCGCTTGGCGTGAAGATCAGCGACAATCCAAGCCCTGAAGAAGTGTCTAAGCTTCGCCAGCTGCAGTATGACCACGAAGAGCGCTTGCTGGAACTTGGCATTGAAAAAGCGAGAATTGAACAAGAAGAATTGAAAGTCTTGTTGGCAGCCCAAGCCAATCAAGAAGACAATGTATCAAAACGTTGGCAAGCTGACATGGCTTCCGATTCTTGGTTGTCAAAGAACGTTCGCCCTGGAACATTGGTCTACTTGCTGACGGCTTACCTCATCTTTGCCTTACTTGATGGTGCAGGATACAAGATCAGCGAATCATACGTCTCGCTGCTGGGCCAGTGGGGCATGTTAGTGATGACCGCTTATTTTGGCGGACGTACCGTTGAGAAGGTCATGGAAATGCGTAAGGGAGGCAAAGAATGAGCCTGAGCCAAGAACAAGCAGCATTCTTGCTAGATGCTTGCAAGCTGATCCAATACGCTACAGAACAAGGTTTCATGGTGACCGGCGGCGAACTGCAGCGGACACCCGAACAACAAGCCATCTACGTTAAGACAGGCCGCAGCAAGACCATGAATTCAATTCATCTGAAGCGCTGCGCAATCGACCTGAACTTCTTCAAGGATGGCAACATCATCTGGGACAAGGCAATCCTTGCTCCCTTGGGCGCCTACTGGGAAAGCCTATACCCCAAGAATCGTTGGGGCGGAAACTTTAAGAGCCTGGTAGACTGCCCTCACTTCGAGAGGAACGTGTAATGCCACAAGCAATGACCTTTGCGTCGCTGCAAAACGACGTCCGCAGCTACTTGGAACGTGGGGCATCTGTCGTCACGGACCCATTGGTCTATGCTCAAATTCCAAGCCTGATCAACTTTGCAGAACGCCGCATAAGCCGCGACCTGAAGATTCAAGGCTTCCAGACTGTCGTCGTGACTAATTTGCAGGCTGGCGTTGCGGTCCTTGCTAAACCAGACCGCTGGCGCGAGACCATCTCGATGAACATCGGAACCAGTACCGGCAATAATACCCGCGTCCAGCTATTCTCAAGAGCCTACGAGTACATCAGAAGCTACTGGCCCAATGATACCTTGACAGAAGAGCCTGTGTTTTATGGCGACTACAATTACACCAATTGGATTATCGCACCAACACCAGATTCTGCCTACCCAATTGAGATCTTGTACTATGAGTTGCCAGTCTTGTTAGATGAAAACACCCAGACCAACTGGCTCACTCAGTATGCTCCTAACTTGCTGCTGTATGCAACCCTGTTGGAAGCAACTCCATTCTTGAAAAACGACGAACGAATCCCTGTCTGGCAAGCCATGTACCAATCAGCTGCGCAAGCGCTGCAAGGCGAAGACATGAGCAAGATCTTAGACCGCGGTGCCGTGAGAAACGAGGCCTAACATGACCACCTACACCAATATCTTTGGCGGCAGCAATATCTCTCCCGCAGAGATCAGCTACGCCGCTGTTTCTTTGACCGCTAATACTACGTATGACTGGGCCCTTGAGACGGCGCCATCGACTAACTTAATTGCCGGCATCATGGACGTAACGGCGTCTGCAGGTCCTTTTAGCCTGACTTTGCCCAGCGCTTTGGAAGTATCTACAGGCCAAGCTATCCTTTTCAATAACGTTGGCGCTAATTCATTCATCATCAAAAACAACAGCGGCACTCAGATTGCAGCTCCTACTGCTGGGCAGGTGTGGCAACTCTACCTAACCAACAACACAACAGCTGGCGGCACCTGGCTTGCATTCCAGTTTGGAGCGGCTGTCTCAACGGCAAACGCAGCTTCTTTAGCTGGCACTGGACTGATTGCCATTGGCTCCCTTTTGTCCTTGGCCATGCCGGTCACGTTCTTTGGAAGTAACTATACGGCGGGTGTAGATGACCGGGCCAAGACATTCATCTGGAATGGAGGCGCTGGTACCCTTACCATGGCCACTGCCGGCACCCTTGGAAACAATTGGTTCTTCCAGCTTCGCAATGAGGGCACTGGAGCACTGTTAATTGATCCTCCCGGAACCCAGACAATCAACGGGTCCTCTACCCTCACCTTCCAGCCTGGCGATTCTGCCATCATCTTCACGGATGGTCTTAACTTCTACACCCTAGGGTACGGCCAATCGCCTGTCTTTGCGTTTGACTACACATCAATCAGCGTGGCAGGAACAGGCAACTACACCTTGTCAGGCAGCGAATTAAACAGGATCGCCTACAACTTCACAGGCGTCTTGACGGGCAACCGTACAGTCATTGTTCCGCAAACTGTGCAGCAATACTGGGCGGCTAACAACACAACCGGCCCCTACACGCTAACCGTCAAGACATCAATTGCCGCTGGTTACACAATCAACCAGGGCTCAAGAGCCATCTTGTATTCTGATGGCACCAACGTGGTTGCTGCGGATACTGGAGGCGTAGCGGTTCCTATCAGCGTCTCTGATGGCGGTACAGGAGCCACTACGGCAGGAAATGCCCTGATCAACCTAGGAGGTACTTCAACTGGTATTGCTGTGTTTACTGCTGCCTCCCAAGCAGCAGCTCAAGTTTCTTTGGGTCTTGATCCAATCCAGGGCGGAACCTACTAATGGCAACAACTCCAATCGTCCTTAAGTCGCTGCCTGGCATCAAGCGTGATGGCACCAGGTACGAGGGCGACTACCATGTCGACGGCCAATGGGTCCGTTGGCAACGTGGCCTTCCACGTAAGGTTGGAGGCTACTCCGTTATCAATCGCTACTTGACCGAAATCAGTCGTGGTATCAAGACGTTCACAGAGAATGGCCTGACTTACTTTCACTCTGGAAGTGCCAGCTTTCTTGAGCGTTTTACTATTGACCAAAGCGGCAACTCAAGTCTGATCACAGACCGCACGCCAATTACGTATATGGCCAGCGAAGACAACCTTTGGCAGTTTGACGTGATCTATGACACGCAATCTATTCCGGCTGCCAACATGATCGTTGCCCAAGTGGCTCCCAATGCTGGCTGCCTTTGCAACACGGATGGCGGCCAGATCTTCATTGGTCCTATGACAGGAACCAGCGCCCTGACAGAAGTAACGACATTTCCTGCTGGCGTAAGTGCAACTGGCGGCGTGGTCTCTTTGCATCCCTACCTGATGTACTTTGGCAATGACGGCGTTGTCGGATGGTCAGTGGCTGGAGCCCCAACAGACTTGACGGGAGCTGGTTCAGGAAATGCTCGCGTAGCAGGTCAAAAGATCGTTCGTGCACTAGCCCTTAGGGGTGGTCCAGGAAACGCGCCAGCGGGCCTCTTTTGGAGCGCAGACGCTGTTATCCGTGCTTCCTTCGTTGGTGGCGCGGAAGTCTTCCAGTTTGACACGATTAGCCCAGAATCGAGCATCTTGTCAGCTGCCTCTGTCATCGAATACGACGGCATCTACTACTGGCTTGGAACAGACCGCATGCTGATGTTCAACGGCGTGGTTCGCGAGATCCCCAACAACCTGAACATCAACTACTTCTATGATGGCCTGAACAGGGCAGCCGCCCAAAAAGTCTGGGCATACAAGGTTCCTAGGTACGGCGAGATCTGGTGGTGCTATCCACGCGGTGACGCAACAGAATGCACCCACGCCATCATCTACAATCTCCGTGAGAATACCTGGTATGACACCGAGTTGCCTAATGGTGGACGGACGGCTGGGGAATGGTCTCCTTTGTATGCTGCGCCACTTCTGTGCGGCCTACAAACGTCTACTTTTGTGTCAAACAACCGGATCACAGAAGCCGGAGACCTTCGGATCACACAGAACAACGATCAGCGCGTCACGGTCCCTGAGGAAGGCTACAAGGTCTGGCAGCACGAGCATGACGTGAACGAGATTGATGGCCAGTTTATCACGGCGGTTCCTTCTTTCTTTGAGACAGCTGACATGAGCATGCTGACTCCTTCTGGAGGTTCAAAGAACAAGTGGATCCGTGTTGAAGCCATTGAGCCTGATTTTATACAGTCTGAAAACATGACGGTCCAGCTGACCGGAAGGGCCAACGCCAAGGCGCTTGAAGTCGAAGGACCTGAGCGCACAATCTTTGCTGACCCAGCTACCCCCTACGAACAGGTGGTTTGGTTCAAAGAAGAACGCCGCGAACTGCGGTTCAAATTCACCTCAAACACCATCAACGGTGACTATCAGATGGGCCAGGTCATTGCCCACGTTGGTGAAGCCGATGGCAATATGCTTGGTGGCGTTGCAGGGGGTTCCACGTGATCACGCAACCTGTTATAATCGGATTGCGCGACTGGGCCGATCAGATCGTTATGGATCTGTCAACCTATGGAGCGCTCTCAAGGCTAGACGATGAGGACAAGTGGCAAGAATGGGCACTACAGTTCTGCGTTATTTCAGGGCTGAGTCAGAAAAACGTTCCTGATCCATTTGCATTTACCGACTGGCGTACCTGGGCACAACGCTTTGTACAAATGGTGGACTAATGACCGATCAAGAATTTATTGAGCTGCTGAATGAAGTAGCTAAGAAAGCCAGGCCGTTTAACAGCGAAGTTCGGCACATTGACTCCATGGAAATGATCCTCAAGGAGACTGGATTAGACAGCCTTGACATGCTCATGTGTGTGGTTTACCTTTGCGAGATCTACGACGTAGAAGACGAGAAAAGCAAAGAGATGATGGGAACCACGCCACAAGAATTATTTGACTTCCTGAAAGAATGGGGACGCCGACAGCCTGTCGACATAGCCCAAGCAAGGGAGTGGTTTGTATGAGAATCTTCCTCACTGAGAGCCGAACTGCCAGCACTGAGGAAACAACTCTTTTTCAGAACCATACCTTTCCCCAAAAGGTTCACCTTTTTCCTGAAAGCTACGACAGGATCAAGACAGGCCTGATTAACCCAGCCCACAAAGTAGCTGAAAAGGTCCTGGACCCCGCGCTTTTAAAGCTTCTCCAAGATACCCAGACAGGCAAGACCGCCTTCATCCTGGCAGCCGGCAACAGCAATTTTGCCAACGAGGGCGCCAAACTCAATCGTGAAAATGAATGGACCTACAACTACAAGGTCCTTCCGCTGTCTCTGACCCAGATCTACGCTGGTCGCGTTGCTGCGCAGTGCGGAGAGATTGATCACACGGCAACTGACGCCACAGCCTGTACTTCTAGCCTCAAGGCCTTGATGGACGTGCAGACCCTGATCAAGTTTTACGGCTTTGACCGGGTAATTGTACTAGCTATTGAAGACCAGGTCAACAACATGACCCTTCAGTTCTTTGGAGAAGCTAAGGCAACTCTGACCGAGAGCATGGCTGAGGCTCACCAGGTGATCCCCAGTGCCTTTGATTCCAAAAACTTTGGGTTCTACATAGGTCAAGGTGCAGCGTTTGCCGTATTTGAATCGGAAGACGCTTTAAAGCGGTCAAAATTGCGGGCAAGAGCCGAGCTTTTGTCAGCCTGGACAGCAACAGAAGTTGCCCAAAACGCCATAGGACAAAGAGAAGATGGACAAGGTTTTAGACGAGCTATCGAGGGCGCGCTCAAACTTTGTCAAATTTCCTCAGAACAAATTAAAATCGTAAAAACTCATGGTACCGGTACCAGATCTAACAACGATGCTGAAAAGGCAGCGCTGGAAGGGTTCTTGAGTGATTTTGTAGCAACATCGTACAAGCAGCGAATCGGCCATACGATGGGAGCGAGTGGATTGTTAGAGACCCTCTTGCTGTTCAATGATTTAGAAAAGGGAACTGTCCCTGGGATCTTGAATCGTAGCGAGGAGGATCATGTGTTCCTCTCAGAGGCGATTGAAGCACCTGAAGGGGCAGTGTTAAGCTTGAGTGCTGGCATGGGCAACGTGTTCAGTGCTGCGCTTTTCAACATGAGGATCTAATTATGCCGCTCGTAGACAGCCGACAACAAATGCTAGATCTTGGCGAGGTACTTAAAGTAGCTGCTGAGAATACAAAATCAGAGTACCCGATGGAATTCGTGTATGCTGCCTTCGTCAAGGAGGTGCAGATGCCTGGAGCAAAATTCTACCGGTACGGCAACACTGTCTACGTGGTGCATCCTTCGCCAAAGACTCCTCGCAAGGGCATGTTCAGAGCACTGAACGCAGATACTGCCCCAAATTTCGCAGCGTCAGGCTTTGCTTTTGCAGTTGATGCTTACAAAGCAGGCTTTGACACAGTGGTCACCCAGTTCAGCGACCAAAGTCTCATAAACATTTTCCGCAATGTTGCAAAACAACCTCCAAACCCTGGCATGGGCTACAACGTCACTATGTTAGCTGACGGCCAATATCAGGTTGCTTTGCAACTTGGACAAAAACGTGAAGGAGCACAACAATGAGTGCTGTAGTTGATTTTGTTTCAGACGTAGTTGGCGGCATAGTTGAAGCCGTTGGCGATGTCGTTGAAAGTGTTGTTGAGGTTGTTGAAGACGTCGGCCGCGCAATTGATGATTATGTCATCCAGCCTATCCTTGATGATCCTCTTTCTGCAATTGCAACGGTAGCAGCGGCTTCTTTCTTAGGCCCTGCAGCAGCTGCCTATTTTGGAACGTCGGCGTCTGTCGGCGTGGGTATTGCAGCAGGCGCCGCAAACACTGCAGCAGGCCTTGTTCAAGGTGAAGACTTTGACGATGCAATCAAAGGCGGTTTGATGGCCGGCGTGGGAGCCGGCGTCGGTGCAGAACTGTTTGGTGGCGCTGGCGCAGATGCAGGAACACCTGCTCCTTCAACAGATGTTCTTGGAGACTTCCTAGCGGCCAACAACAATTTTGTTGACGTGCCAATGGATGCTCTTGCAGCGGCCCCTTCAGCCGTGACAAGCCCAGTTGACTTGTCAACAGTCGTAGGCACTGACGTACCACTGCCTTCCGCCAACGTAGATGTATCAGCCGCAGCTCCTACAACTACAGTAACTGCCCCTTCTCCTCTTGAAACAATTGCTCCTCCAACAGATGTAGCAACTTCTGCGGCGACTACTACAAGCCCGCTTCAATCGCTGAACACGAATGTTCCGCAAGTTGATATGCCAACGTTTACGTCTGGCTTGGACACGTCGTTCACTCCTGATTACAGCTTGACAAGCGGCATGCAGTCCGGAGCCCCCGGCTTCAAGCTTCCTGACTTCACACCAGCAGACTCGTTTGACATCTACGGCAATGCCAACTACAGCTTAACACCAAGTGGTATGTCAGGTGGTCCTGGTTTGCAACTGCCAGATGCTCCTAACCTTGCTCGCATGGGCGGAGGTCAGGGCTTGACTGCAGACGTTTCTGGTTTGCCTGAGTTCCGCTACAGCGACGCCTCACTTGATCCTTCAATCCGTGGCACAACTGATACATGGACTGGCGACAGTGGCCGGACTTACGGCGCGGCAACACCTGACGTGACTGTGAGCCAGACAGCCATCACGCCAACACCTCAGACCATCACTTACGACGCAACAACCAACATGGGCACTCCTAGTGTCCTAGACCAGATCTCAAGCGGAAACCTTGTTGATGCTGCTAAGAATGTTGGAACGCAGGCCGTTGACTGGGTCAAGGCAAATCCTTGGACTGCTGTTGGTGGAGCCTTGGCAGCTACAAGTGCAATTGGAGCAGGTGGTCCTCCTACTACAACGCCTCCTCCAAAAGGCTCAACGCAAGACAAAAACTTCAACAAGTCACTTGACCTGTATGAATACATGCGCGACAAGGCCAACTACGGCGGCGACCTTACCAAGTATGGTCAAGTTGGTCAAACAACCCCTGGCGAACACCAGTTCTTCCAGAATACTAAGTTCGTGCCTGTGCCAATTCCTGGTCAACCTCCTGTTCCATCAAAGATGGGCGGCTTGATCCAGATGAAGCACTTTGCTCAAGGCGGTATGGCTCAAGGTATGCAAGATCCTCGACGTGCTCAAATGATGGCAGCTATGGCTCAACAGCGTCCAGCTGGTCAAGGCGGTCCTCAGGGCATGGCTCAAGGTCGTCCTCCTATGATGCAAGGAGGCGCAATGCCACAACGACCAATGATGCCTCAAAATGCACAAGGTCAAGGCATGCAGCAAGGTCGTCCTCAGATGCCTCAGCGTCCCCGTGACCCCAAGACTGCCTACTACCAATATGGCCAGGTTCCTACCCAAGCGAAAGCAATGGGGGGTCTTAGCCAAGTGCACAGCATGAAGATTGGCGGAGGTGCTGATGGACGCTCCGATGACGTAAACGCGGTCTTGTCAGATGGCGAATACGTGATGGATGCAGAATCAGTGGCAATGCTTGGCAACGGATCCTCTAAGGCAGGAGCTGCAAAGCTTGATCAGATGCGCTCTAAACTGCGCCAACATAAAGGCAAGAATCTTGCAAGCGGCAAGATCAGCCCGAATGCCAAGAGTCCGCTGTCTTACCTAAGAGGAGCTTAATATGGGAGTTCTGGACTTTCTGTTCCAGGGAAATCCACCACCGTCAGTTACGACGTATGGCGAGACAACCTCTAACGTACCAGCCTGGTATTCTGACTATACGCAGGGCTTGATCAGCAAGGCTAACGCTATTGCTGCCGAACCCTATCAACCGTACACTCAGGCCAGGATTGCTGCTTACGACCCTCTACAAACGGCTGCCTACAACAAGACGGCCGGGCTAGAGAGCACGTATTCTCCAATGATGGACATGTCTAAAAATGCCATCTACAATGCAGGAGCCGGTAGCTCTGTTAACGCAGCGCAACCGTACATCAATCAAGCGCTTCAGTATAACCCCTATACCGCGGCTTCTGGAGCCATTGGCCAAGCTAGCGGATTGATTGGTCAGAGCTACGGCGACACAAGCGCCTTGGCTCAACCGTATTTCAACCAGGCCAATCAACTGACTGGTCAGGCGATGCAGTCTGCTGCTAGCCAAGCTACGCCTTACTTTAATCAGGCAAATGCTTACACTCAGCAAGGAGCAGGCGGCACAGCAGGTTTGGCAACGCCTTACTTGCAACAAGCCTCTCAAGGAACTGCAGCGGCTGGAGCAGCAAATACGGCAGCTCTTGCCTCACCTTATTTGCAAGCAGCAGCCATGGGGACTAATATGGCGGGGTCTGCAAATACTGCGGCCTTGGCAAATCCTTACATGCAGCAGGCTTCTCAGCTTTCTGGCCAAGGTGCTCAAACAGGTTTGGGCGGCATCCAAGATTACATGAACCCATACCAAGACCAAGTGGTCAACCGTATTGGTGAACTTGGAGCACGTAACCTTAGAGAAAATCTGCTGCCCAACATTCAAGACCAAGCAATTCGTGCCGGTACGTTTGGTGGCAGCCGCAGCGGTGAAGCTATCGGACGCGCCTTGCGCGATACCCAAGAATCTACATTGGCCCAACAGTCTGCTGCCTTGCAATCAGGCTATTCACAAGCTGGTCAGCAACTTCAGGCTGATAGAGCCCGTCAATTGCAAGCTGCTCAACAACAAGCTGGTTTTGGTCAGCAAGCTGCTGGTATGTCGGCTGCAGATTTTCAACGCATGCTTTCAGCTTCTGGTCAACAAGCCCAAATTGGCCAGAGTATGGCTGGTCTTTCAGCTGCAGATCAACAACGCCTCTTGGCTGCTTCTGGTCAGCAGGCTCAGATCGGTCAAAGTATGGCTGGTCTTTCGTCTGCAGATCAACAACGACTCTTGGCAGCTGGCCAACAATCAGCGGCCCTTGGTCAATCAGCTGCTGGTCTTACTGGCGCCGACTACCAACGCTACTTGGCAGGAGCCGGTCAACAGGCTGCAATGGGTCAATCAGCTGCAGGCTTAGAAGGTGCAGACCTTGCCAGGTACGGTCAAGCTGGAGCCCAGATGGGAGCCCTTGGTCAAATGCAAGGCAACTTGGCAGGAGCCGCAGGAACTCAGCAGCTTCAGGCCGCTCAGCAAATGGGAACACTGTCCAATCAAGACTTTGCTCGCATGTTGCAGTCAGGTCAAGCTATGGGTGCCCTTGGACAACAAACCCAGCAGATGGGTATGCAGAACATCGGAGCCTTGGAAGCGGCAGGAGCAGGTCAGCAGCAACAGACACAACGTTCGTTGGATCAGGCTTACCAAGACTTTATGAACCAACGCGAGTACGACCGCAACAACATTGCCTTCTTGAACGCATCTGTTCGCGGTATGACTGTGCCTACCTCAACAACCTCGACATCTACTGGACCAGCCAGCGTGTATCAGCCATCGCCATTGTCGCAGTTTGGCTCTGCATTGGCTTCTGGATACGGCCTCAGCAAGATGTTCGGAAAATAAGGATAAAACATGCCATTGCTTGATGACGACGAAGAAAACGGTTCGCTAGAACAGAATTCTCAAGACCAAACCAGCGGGGCGCAGACCTTTGGCTTTTCCTCGTCAAGAGGGGCTGCCAATCCTTATACTGGCCAACTTCAAACTTTACTGACAAAATATCTTGAAAACACTGAAAAATCGGCGACTGCTAAACAGGCCCTGTTGGATAAGGCGCGTGAGCGGATCATGGCTAGGTCCGCTGGTCCGGATCAGGCAGAGATGGCGTTCCGTTTGGCGGCTGCTCTCGGCAAGCCTACTCGCACTGGTAGCTTTGGTGAGACTCTTGGTAACGTTGCCGAAACGACTGGTGAGGCTCTTTCTCAGCGTCGTAAAGCCACGCAAGAACTAGAAGACCTCAACCTCAAGTATCAGCTTGCGGCTTCTGATGTTAAGGGCGAAGGACAAAAGGCGCAGATCAGCGCCCTTACTGCTTTGGCTCGTTCAACTCCTAAGGATCGCCTTACTGAGATTGAGAAGCTGCAAGAAGTCATTGAGGATCCAAATGCATCTGCAAGTGCCAAAAAGAATGCGCAAGCTCGCATTGGCTACTTGACCACCAGAGCTACGCCAGCAGCAAAGACAAATGAGATCGATCAGCTGCTTGAAAAGATCAACGATCCAAATGTGTCGCCTGCAAACAAGAAGGTCTATCAGCAGCGCCTGAACAAGCTTAACTACATCCCATCTGAAGCTAAGGCCGAGCGGGACAGTGATAAGCCGCAATCACCAGCTGGCAAACTTGCCAAAGACGAAGGTCTGGTTCCAGGAACCGCGGAGTATCAGGCCCGTGTAAAAGCATTGGCTGGCGAAGGCAAGGGCATGACCTTGAGCGCCCAAGAGCAAAAGGAATTGTTTGAGGCTGAAGACATCGTCAATGCCAGCAAATCAGTTCTCTTGAACTTGAGCAAGGCCAAGGAACTCAACAACAAGGCGTACTCTGGCTTTGCGGCTGGTGCCCGTCGTACCATTGCCCGTAACATCCCAGGCGTTGGCGAATCAGAAGGCGTGACGGCAACTACCGAGATCGAGAACCTGGTCTTGTCTAACGGCCTTGATCAGTTGAAAGCCATCTTTGGTGGCGCCCCAACCGAAGGCGAACGTAAGATTTTGCTCGACATCCAAGGCTCTATCAACATGAGCCCAAATGAACGCGCAAAAATTTGGGACAGGGCTATGCAAGCCGCTGCCCGCCGCATGAAGACCAGTCAGGAAAAGATGGACAAGATCCGCAAGGGTGCTTACGGCAAGATCACGCCTGAAGCAAATGCAGATGGCGGCTTTGTCGGTCGTTACGCTGACGGCGGTATGGTTGCACACTACGCTATGGGCGGTGGTTTAATGTCTTTAGCTGGTGGTGGGCAAGTTTCACCAGAAGAACTAACCCGTCAGTTACAAGCATATAAAACAAACGCCCCAACAACGCAAGAAGATTTTGAAAAACAACGGGCGTTGTTCGCAGATTATTCAAGTCGCTATGCAAATAGTGACTACAACTATTCAAACATGGGCGGCAAAGCGCAAGATTATTCTTTAAAGCCCGCAGAATATTTACGCAAACAAACAACACAGTACGCTGAACCCATAAATCAGTTTATGTCTGGAACTGCGCAGAACACCCCGTCATATTCTTTGATGCAAGACATCTTGACTAAAAAACCAGAAGTCAATCAAGCTTTTCAAACGGTGTTGTCTGCAAACCCTGATGCGTTTAAAGGTGGCCCCGGTGTGACTGAGGCAACAATTAGAAATCTTTCGTCTGACATAAATCAGTTTGGTGCTAATACAGCGCTTAAAAATTTCTACAAAGATCAACAAAATTTAGTAGGTTTTGGGTTAGATACAGAACGCCAAAGCCAGACTATGGATAACCCGCAATATGCAACGCTCCAAAATAAAATAATGGCGCAAACCGAAAGAGTGGACACACCCGCTTGGGAAGCCATGGCTAAAAAGGGCATAGGGCAAAACAATATACGCAATTTCTGGCGTGACCCAGTTTCAGGACTTGGTATTGGTAGTGACCCTAGCGGCTTGCAGTTAATGTATTTTGATCGAGATGGTCGCCCTTTAAGTTCATCTGTTAAAAGCGATCTTGCCCAAAACGCTAGAAAGTATGGTATTGACTTATCAAACTTCAACACTCCTGTAACTAAAGCGCACGGCGGTATGGTTGCACACTACGCAAATGGCGGCTACTCAGACCAGCAGGTCAATGACTACTTGTTGGCAAATCCTGGCATGACAGATCAACAGATCGCTGCAGCCATGAACCAGTTTGGTGTTGACACTTCTCAGATGGCCAGGGCAACTGGTCTTGATCTTGGAAGCGTTCAAAGTCGCTATGACGCTGCAACAGCCCCCGCACCTTCTGCTCCTGCAGGAGTTAGCAATCAGGAAGTCATTGATTATCTGAATTCAAATCCTGGCTTGACGGATTACCAGATTGCAGCGGCCATGGACAAGTATGACGTTGATCCTTCTCAAATGGCAAGTGCAACTGGCCTTGGATTAGATCAAGTAGAAAAGCGTTACGCTGCTGCAAGTCAACCCATTGGCGACAACCTAGTCAAAGACTGGTTGGGCAAGAATACAGGCACGTCTGACCAAGACATTGCTTTTGCAATGAACCAGTACAACGTGTCTCCCCTTCAGATGGCAAGGGTGACTGGTCTTAACTTAGGAGACGTTCAAAAGCGTTACGACGCAGCTGCTCCTAAATACACCAATGCTGACGTAAACAACTGGCTGAAGAATAATCCTGGAGCTACGGACAAGGAAATTGCAGCAGCCATGAACCAGTTTGGTGTTGGCACGCTTCAAATGTCTGCAACAACAGGTCTTCCTTGGCAAGACGTTAGCAAGCGCTACACAGCAGCTGGAGGCACTCAGTCCCAGCCGACTCCTGTGACTACGACCACTGGTAATAAAACAACCACTACCACCACCGGTAATAAAACAACAACCACTACCCCCACTGTTATACCACCTGTCAACACAAGCAAGCAGCCTTATTCCCCAGAGATGCTTGAAATGATGCGTAAGTACTTGGGCGGTCCTGAGGGCATTGCAACTTACGGTCAATATGGCCGCAAGGGAAATCAAGGCGAGCATAAGTTTTTTGATCGCGAACTCGTTAAGAAGGCCAAGGGCGGAATAGTCCACATGGCCAATGGCGGTGAGATGTCGATGGCAAACATTGGCCGCGCTGTTGGTCAGGGCTTAGGCCTTGGCTTTGGTGACGAGGCGATTGCTCGTGTTCGCGCCAAGATGGAAGGTCGTCCTTACGAAGAAGTGGTCAAAGAAGAACGCGAAGCTTACCAGCGCTTCCAGGAAAAGAATCCGTTTGTTGCACTTGGCACCGAACTAGTTTCTGGTGCAATCCCAACCATCGGCATGGCCATGATCCCCGGAGCCGGAACACCTGGCGCCGTCATGGGAGCTGGCCGCATGGGAATGGCTGCAAGCAAGCTGTCTCAATACATGCCAAAATTTATGACTGGCTCGATGGGCAGGGCAGCTGGTGCAGGCGCAACAACCGGAGCGATTGCAGGTGCAGGTTCTGCTGTTGAAGGCGAACGTGGTTCTGGTGCCATGAGCGGAGGCACAACAGGAGCTGTCCTTGGTCCAGCAGTTGCAAAGACTATCCAGGTCGCAGGTCAAGGTGCGAAGGCTGTCAAGAACGCGTTCAAACCATCCCCAGGGGCCGTAGAGCAACGCGCAACCAATAAGGTATTGGAAGCTATGGGCAGGGACGAAATGGACCCTACGGCTCTTAAAGCCAAGATGCTGGCAGACCAGAAGCTTGGCGTTCAGTCCACAATCATGGATGCAACTCCATCCTTGTCAACCCTTGGCGAAGCTGTAGTGACTCGCCCAGGATCAGGTCGCAAGATTCTTGGCCAGGGCTTGAATGAGCGCTTGGAAGGCGGACGCGAAGCCGCTGCATCACGCGCCCTCAAAGACATTGGCAAGGGCGTTGACTACACCGCACAAGAAGACAAGCTGGTAGGAACCTTGCGTTCTAACGCCAACAACCTCTACGATACTGCCTATGCCCACGGATCAGTTGATGATACCCGTATCCTGAAGGTCTTGGAGGATGATACCTTCAAGAAAGCTTTCAAGGAGGCCCAGGCCATCTCCAGCAAAGAAGCACGCGCAGCAGAACTCCGCGGAGAAGATCCAAGCCGCTTCAAGCTGAATGACATTTACGACTTGGACAAAGACGGCAACATGATTAGCGTTGGCAAGATCCCTGACGTCAGAACACTTGACTACATCAAGCGCGGCATCGATGCGCTGATTGACAAAGGCTATAAGGGCGAAGGCATGGGCAAGGCAGAAGCTAATGCCCTCAAGGATCTTCGCAAGGCTTACATTGGTGTGATCGACGAGAACGTGCCTGAGTACGCTGCAGCCAGAGCCAAATATGCCGGCGACATGGAAGTTCTAGACGCGCTCCGTCTGGGCCGTACAGATTACCTGTCGCCTAAGATGCTGCCAAACGAAGCCAAGAAACTGGTTAACGGCATGTCTGAAGCCGAACGCGACGCCTTGCGCGCTGGCGTGGCCCAGTCACTCCTGACCAAGGTTATGGACTCTCCGCAGCAAATTAACGCGGCCCAGAGGATCATAGGAGCCCCTGCAACACGTAAACGTCTAGAAGCCTTGTTCCAAGATCCAAACGAGTACAAGGTGTTTGAGGCAGCTCTCCAGCGCGAGTCGGAGTTGTTCCGTAATGCCCAAGACATTGTCCGTGGCAGCCGGACAGCCAACAAGACAGAAGCCTTAAAAGACTTGAAGGCCGGCAACGGTATCTTCGACATTGCAGGAGAAGCTGTGGACATTGCGTCAGGTTCCCCAGGCTCTGTCGTTGGACGCGTCTTGAAATACTTGCAGGCTCGTACAACGCTTGACGAGAAGACCGCAGGCGAAGTGGCCAAGATGCTCAAGTCAGGTACAACTCAGGAGGTTGATGACACCCTGAAGCGCCTAGAATCCAGCAGCGCCAAGTTCCTCGAAGACAAGAACACATCCGCCCGTCGACTCAAAACAGTTTCCGGAACGGTTGGCGCTGCTGCTCCAACAACCCGCATGGTAGCCGAAGAGCCAGAAGCTCCTCCTGAAGATGAGGATGACGAAGCAAAAATCCAACGCATCATGCGGAGCCTCGACAATGAGTGATCTTGACAAACTCGAAAAGAAGTACGAAAAAGGGAACAAGGCCAAGGACATTCGTGAACTGGCCAAGACGCTAGAGGGCTCTGACAAAGCGGCCTTCGGTATCTACCCTAAGTCTGGCAAACGAGCTAAGCGTGAGGGCCCTGACACGGCCCAAAGTGCTATTAGCCAAGCGGTTGCTGGTTTCAAAAGCCAGTGGTCTGGCCTTGACGATGAAGGCAAGGTCGGCATTGGCAAAGGAACTCCTGGCATCTACTACAACACCGTCGCAATCCCTGCAATTGCAGGCGTTATAGATGAAAAGTACGCCCCAGACTTTGCTGTTGCGGCAGACAAAAAAGCGGGCAAAATCAAGGAAGCTGTTCGCAAGGACATGGGTATCAATGAGCCTAAAGGGGCTCTTGAACACTTTTCCTATGCTGGCGGCGAGATGCTTGGTCAGTTGCCGGTTCCAGGCGCCTTGATGAACAAGATCATTGGTGGAGCCAAGAAGATGGGTATGGCTGGTAAGGTTGCAGCAGCTCCTATCGAGTACCTGTCTCCTACCGTTGATCCAAGAGCCCTCAACTATGGCATTGGAACCACGTTTGGCGGAACCATGGGAACAGTGGGCGAAGCCTTGTCTGAAGACCCCGTCAAAAAAGCTTTGGGCGGCCTGATCCAAAAGTACGAAGACGGCGGCAAGGTCGGCAAGGTTGCCACGTTCTTCTCTGCTGTTGACAAGGCGATCAACACGCTGAAGCAAAAGAAGGGAACTGGCGAGCAGATCCTTAAGCAGCTTGAGACCACTCCTGGCATTAAGCCAGAGGAACTTGAATCTCGTGGTATCAAGCAAAAGTTGATGGCGTCTCCTAAGATCACTCAAGAAGAACTGCAAAAGACGATTAAGGCTAACAAGCCGCCAATTCCTAAGCGAATCAAGCTTGGACAAGGTGTAGATCCTGAATGGCAACCTCGTCTTGAAAAAAGATTTCAGAACGCTCTTGAAGAATTAAACATTCAGCCGGTTGTTAGCCCAAATGATGGCAAGGCATTAGGTTTTTATCATCCTGAAACAGGCGAAATTCTTAGCGCAAGTGACGTACGCAATATGGACCCACAGCAGCTTGGAATTCCAGTTCACCCAGAAACAGGAAAGCTTGATCCTGAAGACGCGTATCTTCTTCAAAACATAAGACGGGCTGCCGTAGAAGCAGAAGAACAATTTGATTTGGCTCTTGAAAAAACTCGCACAAAATTTAGTCAGTATAGCAAGAGCAAGGGCCAGAATAACTATCGCGAGATCTTGCTTCAAAACCAAGAAGACAGAGTCCCTGGTGCCGGCGCAATGGGTCAGCGCATTGACGAGCTTATGAAAAGCACTCCTGCTACAGATGAAGAAGCTGCTGCTGTCAACAAGGAGATTGATTCTTTGCTTGACCGTCTCAGCATGACTCGCCAGCAATTTACAGCAAGCCACTATGACCAGCCTGACGTCTTGGCTCACTATCGCGTCTCTGACATGGAAGGCCCTAATGGCGAGAAAGTCTTGTACGTTGACGAGATCCAATCTGACTGGCACCAAAAAGGCCGTGATGCTCGTAAGTCTGAAATCAAAGAACGCTTGAACTCAGAACGCAGCGCCCTTCGTCAAAAAGCACTTGATGAGGTCGGGGCCACCGATTTCACTAATGAAAATAAAACAAAAATAACATCCGTCTTTAATCGCTTAATGAAGGAGCGTAAAGCTCAACTCGAACAAGAGGTCCCTGAAGAGGCGGGCTATAGGACAGCCGAAGACAGTCAAAAACTTAGGCAACTTAACGAAAAAGTTCAACGCATTCGAGATGAAGGTCTAAGCTATAACGAGATTCAAGAGTACTTTACGCCAGGAAAAATTGTTAACAGTCGGGGGGATCAAGACAAAGTGCTCTCTTTTAACTCCGGTGAAAGCTCTCCTGCCTTTAAGATTGCTTACGAACGCAAACTTGAGCAGGCAATGAACGCTGGCGTTAGCGAGGAGGTTGCTTCAAACTGGGCCAAAAAAAGAGCCCTTGATGAAGTCAGAGACAACTGGTCTGTTACAGTCATTGAAGTAGATCCAAAAACTGGGGAGCCTCGCAAAGGTGCTCAGCCAAGAACGCACATGACATCGCCAGAAAACGATATTAAAAATCAACTGACTCAAGAAGCAGGCAAGATTGAACGCAAGGTTCCTGATGCCCCATTCAAGAAGAACTGGCACGAGCTTGCAGTCAAGGACATCTTAGACTTGGCAGCTAAGGAAGGCTACGACAAGGTTGCGTTCTCTCCTGGTATTGAGCAGATCAATCGCTATTCACAAGGTTTACGTCAGGCAGTTGACTCAATCGAGTTTTCTCCAACTGCTGACGGGTATTTGCTTGTTCAAGGTAAAAAGGGCGACAGAGTTGTTTTTGATGGAAAAGCTCTTGAAGACACGTTTGTTAGTGGAGCAGCTGATGGAAAAACACTATCGGAGGTGTTTGGAGGCCAGATAGCCAGAGACATTGAGGCTCAAGCTCAGGCCTTAGCTTCCCAAGTAGGTCCTGAAACTAAAAAGATAACGCCTTTTGGACGCCAGCCGATGCCAGAGATGAGTGCCGACGAATTGCTGTACTCCAACTATGAGGCTTTGGATCTCGAGCAACGCAATTGGCTTGAGCGATTTGTCCATGATTGGGAGCAAGGTGTTGATGATACTCCAGCAGGTCAGGGAATTCAAGCTGAACTTGAACAAAGGTACAACACTTGGCTAGCACAGAACACTCTTGGCCCAAATTCGGAAGAGATTGCCATTGAATACGGTCTTCGACCAAGCCTTGTTTCAGGTATCATGAGCCGCGCTGGTCCAAATGCAAATTTAGCTGATCTTAACGACATGCTGCAATACGCTGGAACAAGAGAGCGAAATACCATTTTTGAGTCACTGGATGAAAACGAGCAAGAAGCCGCTCAGAGATTCCTTAAGGACATTATTGCCGAAAGATCTCCTACTGCATCTGCTCCAATAGGAAAAATTGAAGGAGAAAACTTGACTGTTGGCGGCGAAGGCATGAAGTCTTTTTACGACCAACGCTTGCCGTCTTACGTTAAAAACTACGCAGGCAAGGAATTTAAGGCGCCGACTGGCTACTTGGAAGTCAAGGGCAAGGTTGTTCCAAAAAGCTGGACTACTCGTGATCTTGAGAATGAGATACAGAGCATTAACGAGGCTGACCCCATGGAACTTATGGAGATGTCTCAAGACATCGCTCATCGTAGGGCAACTGAAGCGCTGGAGCGTAGAGGCATTCGCCAAGAAGGAATGCGGATGGACGATTATGATAACGAGCTTTGGGACGAGATGGACAACCACATCGATACCGCCCATGATCTGGCGCTGAGAACTTTGGCCGAACGAAACCTTATGGAAAAAGCAGGTAAAGCCAACACACTGCGCGCCTTCTCGGTTGACGTCACTCCTCAGATGAAGGAAAAGATCACGACAGAAGGTCAGAAGCTGTTTGCTGCAACTCCAGCCATTGGCCTGGGTGCTACGCAAGTTCCTCAACAGATGTTTCCAGCTGCCCCTGTTGCGGCGCCTGCACCTGCCCCAGCTGAAGAAGAACAACCTAAGGAACCTCCTACGGCTCCCCAGGGCTTCCAAGAAGGTGGGCGAGTAGGGAAACTCAAGGAAGCTTCGGAAAAGGTCCTACGGGTCCTCCATGGGGGTCCTAGCCGCATCCGGTTAGACAGGGAAAAGAATCTAGACGTCACGACTGACCAAGGCTACGCGATTAAGCGGGCTCAAGACAAGATGACTCAGTTTGGTCAAATGGGTCCTCCCATGATCAACAAGTTTGACGTACCTGCAGCCAAGATGCTTCGCTTTGAAGAGACCTACAGCCCAGAAGATGTCAAGCTGATGCGCAGATTCTTTGGCAAGCTGCCAGAAGGCAAGGCTATGACCGGCGAAGAGATCTACGATACCGCGCAAGGCAAGGACTTCGTAATGGAAGGCATTGCTAAGGCTGGAGGATTCTCTGGCTACGAAAGACCGGCTGGAGGATCTGGCGGCGTCGGCAACTGGTTCCGCGTAACAGACCAAGAGGCTCTTACCCGTAAGGCCAGAGGCGGTCTGGCTCAAATCCAAAAACGCTATAGATGAGTTTCTAGACCATAACAGAGTGTACTAGTATTCTCTGTTTTGTCTTCGCGGAGACTTATGCTATCGAGCGAACGAGTAGTAGAATTGATTTTAATTAAACTGATACACTCTGTTATGGCTCTAGAATCACTCTATAGGGATTTTGAGCCTAACTGGTATAAGTGATAGCATTTATTTGCAAAAAAGTGCGCGCTGCGTGGTTTTACGCACTAGAATCTAACTCATGCACAGCAATCCTGCTTGCATAAACAGAAAGAAGAAAGGTATTTATCATGTCACATGAAGTTGAAACGATGGCTTACGCCAATGAGACCCCTTGGCACGGCCTTGGTACCCCTGTCGCTGACAACTTGACTCCTGCCCAGATGCTCGAAGCAGCTGGACTCAACTGGCAAGTCAAGAAGAAAGCTTTGGTCGTCGACGAACTCGACCACGTGTTGAGCAGCCACTTTGCTTTGGTGCGCGACACAGACAGCAAGATCCTTGGCGTCTGCGGCAGCGACTACACACCTACACAAAACCAAGACGTCTTTGAGTTCTTTGACAAGTTCTGCAAAGCCGGCGACATGAAGATGGAGACTGCAGGTTCTCTTCATGGCGGCAAGCGTGTTTGGGGCCTTGCAAAGATTAACGGCGGCTTTATGTTGGGCGGCAAAGACGAAGTCGAAGGCTACATCTTGCTCGACAATCCGCACATCTGGGGCCGCAGCTTGCAGATCATGTTCACGCCAATCCGCGTCGTCTGCAATAACACGCTGACGGCCGCACTTCGCGATAATAAAAACAAGGAGAACACATTTCGCATGTCGCACGATCGCGCGTTTGACGATGAGATCAAGCAGACTGCAGCGGAAAAAGTTGGCCTTGCAATGAAGTCGCTTGACGTGTTCAAGCAGCAAGCCGAGTTCTTGTCTAAGAAACGCGCCAAAGATCAACAAGTCATGGAATTCTTCTCCAAGCTTGTCAACCCAGACCAGTATCAAGCAGCATTGATTGCTTCCGAAGACGGTCAAGTCAATCGCGCAGACCTTGGCCGTACGGTCAACCGTTTGCTCGACATCGTGCACACTCAACCAGGCGCTGATCTGAAGACCTCAGCCGGCACTTGGTGGGGCGCCTTCAACGCCGTGACGTACTACTACGATCACGTCGCTGGAACTGATCAAGACAAGCGTCTGACAAGCGCGTGGTTTGGTTCAGCAGCAACTCGTAAACGCCAAGCACTTGACCTTGCTGTCGAGTTCGCTGAAGCAGTCTAAAACCCAGGGGCTTCGGCCCCTACCTTCCCACTCTAGGAGAATTTATGGCAAACGCCAGAGGAAAATCCATTGACAATACCCACCTGAGCATCGATCAGGCGGAAGAGCGCGGTTTCATTCACCGTGACTACATTGCCCACTGTCTACGTTGGACCCACGTGGCCAAGTGGATGGGAAACCCTAAGCACCGCAAGGACTGCAAGCTGCTTGACATTGGCTGCGGCAAAGACGTACCATTGGCCAAGATGCTTATGACAAGCCGCATGGCTTCTGACGGTCTTGACTATATCGGCATTGACTACAACAAGCTGGAAATGCCTAAGGCCTTTGAGAACACAAAGTTCAAGCCCACTCTGATTGGCAACGTGGCCTTCCCAGACTGCAAGCTGCCTCATGAGAAGTTTAACGTCATCACAAGCTTTGAGGTCCTTGAGCACGTTGAGCCGTTGCACGCCTACAAGATGCTGGAAGGTATTCGTGAACGCTTGACAGATGACGGTGTTGCCTTCTTGTCTACCCCTGTCTATGACCCACAAGTTGGTGCAGCAGACAACCACGTCAATGAGATGACTTACGAAGTGATGCAGCTGATGCTGCACAAGGTAGGCCTTGAAGTTGACGACCACTTTGGCACTTTTGCCTCAATCAAAGACTACAAGGAAATGATCGCCAAAGATGATCTCGATTCAGTGTTCAGCCGCTTGCGTGATTACTACGACAGCAATTACTTGGCAACTATATTTGCCCCCTTATATCCTCACCGTTCTCGGAACGTGCTCTGGAGGGTCAAACTGCCGAAAAATTCTGAGATGTTTAGCGCAGGCAAATTTGCAGACCTCACACAGCCCCTGTCAAGCAGCGAAGCCTGGCAGCCATTGTTT